TTAGTGCTTTTGCAGGTAGTCTAAGTAGCTTTGGTACTTCTTAATCATAAGGTTTTTGACATACTGCTCCATGTAGTCATAGTCTGGTTGACCCTGGTCATTAACTGGGAGCATAATTCGAAGGCGCTTTAGCCTTGCTGTTCCTAACTTTCGACTATAACTAAATGCCTTCTTTTGCTTACTTAGCATAGCAGCAATAAAAAATGGGGCATATTCATACTTTTGCTTCAGTTTTACTTTCCGACAGTCATTACCAAAAAGCGCTGTATATGGATGATAAAAAGCTTCTCCAACGGCTCCATTACGATTAACAGAAATTACATCAGAATCTTTAGACTTATTGTCGTTACCAACAAAATACCCAATACCGTTATTAGCACTACCCGAAGTAATATACGGAATAGGGCCTTTAATGCGTTCACGAGCATAAATGTCGTGACCTGATAGCACATCGCCAATATCACTCACGCAAACAGGACTCCATTTAGTCTCACTAATACTCTTCAGTGTTTTAATTGGTCCTAATTGTTCTAACCGATTAGTCACATATTCTACATATTGTTCTCGCTTATGTTGAACTAATTCGCGTTCATAGTCGGCCATGAACTGATAATCAGGTTGTCCTTTATCATCAACAGGTAACAAAATTCTCTCTCTTTTAATTCCGTCACTTGTTGCCATATGACCATATTGATACTTGGACGTAGTATGATTAACAGCTTTAGCTAAAAAAACACCATTATCTTGATTTAAATAGCGCGACCTAAGCATGATAATTGAAGAACCACCCCCACCTCGTCCTAAAAAATCAATTGGCTGGTAAAAGCAACTTCCGTCAACAGGGCTTACCGTTATACAATTTTCAGCATCCAATAATTCATCAGTATGCGGCTTGCAAAATTGAACGGTTCCGTTCAAACTTGCGCCAGAAGCAATAAATGGTATATCACCACTAGCATACTGATTTTTAGAACGAGATACGGGACGAGAAATATCATCGAAGATTTCGCCAATCCTAAATACACGCCATTTTCGATCAGTTACTTTCATCAGTGTCACCCACTTTTTTATTATTAAATAGATACTCACGACCAGCCATAACCACAGAAAACTCAAAGTCTAAGTAATCGCCAATCGACTTATCAAAATCCGCATCAGTCGGTATTTCATCGTTAAAGTAGTAAAAACTATGCAACCACTCGTCACTAGCTTTGACCGTTGACTGAACACAGAATTTGGCAGGTGCGTCCGCATTACCGTGCCAAACATCTAATAAGTAAGCTCGTCGGTCCTTAGCGCGTGATGTTGCAACCAGACCGATATGGGGGCTTACCTCGTAGCCATCATCACGAAAGTCGATAAATTTGACTTGTTTATTGGCTGGGTGCGGTTCATGAGCTGTAAACACTGCAATGACAGGATTAGTACCGACACGATAAAAAGTATTTGGATTGCATGTAATTACGCCTTCTAAAGTATGGTCCTTAAGAATTGCTTGTTTATACTGTTCCTCGGCTTTTGACTTACCAACCATTGTTGATTGAGGCACGATTACAACGGCTCTTGCACCAGGCAACAAGCTATCCAGTAAATGCCTAATAAAATTGATTTCGTATTTACTTGAATCTTTCTTAGAACCCTGAGAGTACGGAGGGTTCATCATGCCAACCGTGGCCATGGTTTCCGTTTGCAACTTGGCTGCTGGCTGTTCTAAGAAATCTTCATTTTTCAAATTCGATTTTCCATCACCACGTAAAATCATATTAGTCGTTGCAATGGTATACATATAATCCTGTAACTCAATCCCAAATAATTGATTACGTCGTATTTCTCGCTTCTGTGCTTCACTATCAGCTTGTTTAAGCATGCTATGCATAGCGGCAATTAAGAAGCCGGCAGTACCACAAGTCGGGTCAAATACGTGGTCAGTTGGTTTAAGGTCAACTAGGTCACAGAACAATTGAGTAATATGTTTAGGGGTCAAAATAATGCCTAGACTCTGACCATCGCCGCCAGAATAGCTCATAAATTCACCATAAAAGCGACCTAAGTAATCCTCGCTTGAGTTGGTATACCGAATATCGCGGTAAATTGTCTTGTCGATAAACTCCGTATAGTACCTCAACGGAGTCATGCCCAATTGTTCGCTTTTGGTATTAAGTAAAGCCGAATCCGTGATAATGCTAAACTGGTTTAAAAGCTTGTCACGCTTGGCCTCAGGCTGGACATTAGACCTTTGCAAGTTGGATTGAATAGCTTCCATAATCTTCTTGCCATCGGTTTTGATTGTGTCACCGGTCAAGCTATCAATGCTGAAATTGTGAGACTCACTTTCACGCAATGCCAGCAAAATTCCAGATACGACCAGAGGCTTATCCACGTCCTTCAACTGCCCATAAGTCCGTAAGTCCTCGTGCAGCTTAGCTGCGTCTTTAAGAATTTCCGTGGTCGTTTTTTCCTCGTCAGTATCCTCATGCAAAACCTCTTTGAGATAGTACTCGTCAATGTTTTGCTCGTTAAAACTGATGAAAGACTCAACATCGGAAAGCTGGTCATAATCACCCCTATCGTTAACATATAAAGGCGTAATTCGGTGTAATTTTTCATTACCTGAAACACCAAAAGCAAAGCACTTCTTATACGAAGTCCGGTCCAAAATGTGACGTGCATAATGCAAAGCGCCGTTGAGAGCATAATCAGGGACAATTTTAGGATTATCAGTCGTGATTACGTCATCTTTGGTGTATACGTGATTATCAATACTCGATTTATCCTCAATCACTAGCAAGAAGTCCTTAACTACGCCTACATACTCGGGATACCCGGGCTTGTTGTTAAGCTTCTTACTCCCCGTATGTAGTGCGTCGTCAATAGGCTTAATTTTAGAACTCTGATAGTCCAATTTAATGCCTGCATCATCCAGTAAATGGTTAACCCATAAGTCAGTTGAGCCTTCTAGTCGTGCCATAGTAAATTCAATCCTTTCTTTAGTTGACCGCCACTTCAAGGCTACGTGCTCACGCGCTCCGCCTTTCAGGGCAATATAGCAGCACCAGGTGCGCTGAGGCTGGTCTTTCCATATTGCTATTATACCGCATTAGATTGTCAACGTTTAAAGCCGGTTAGTGTCCCGACGCGTGTTATAATCATAACTGCGAGTGGTATAATCTCTACGGGGACTACTGCGGGGAGTCTTCATCTTACGGGATGGAGGCTCTTTTCAAATGAAAATTAAACGATTTTAACCGGAGCTCATGTAGCTTCGGTTTTTTGTGCAAAATAAAAGGCCTCAGGATATAGCCCGAGGTCTTTTACCAAACATAAATTTAGGAGATGTATGAAGCACTTATTACCTGCTTGTTTTGTATCATACCATATTAATAGAAGTACGCTAAGGCGATGACGTTTTTAAATCTAGCTTCATTCAGCTTGTCCGGGTTCGCCCGGTAAGCATTTAGCGATGGAATTGAAATTCCTGTCTTCTCGCTCATTTCTTTAATTGAGTTGTCTAAATCAGTTACCTTTGCTTTAGCTAGGCGAAGCTCGACCGGTTCTAATGCTTCTGGGCTTTGGTAGTAGCCCCAGTCTTCATTAATCCGTTCAACAACGTTTTGGACTTCGCGATTAGGAGCGAAGATTCGGTAAAGCTCCATAGATGTTTCGCCGGCAGTCTTACCCGGGAAAACTAATTCGTTATCCACCAGCTCTAATTTAAACCGGCTGGATTCACCGTTGCCTCGTAAAATGGTCATTCCAACCGCCTCCTTTTCGCCTCTCGAGGAATCGTAAGCTTCAAAGGCGACAACGTCTTCTGGGTAGTAGGTCAGGTCACTTAACCGACTGATTACCTCGCTCCCCATGCTTCGTGCCGCATCGTTCAGTGCCTTTACAATTGCTTTAGTAGTCATTATAATTACCCCTTTTTCTCTTTGCTGTCTATATTATAATATACGTTTCGATATACCACAATATATTTTAGCGTATTTAAATGCAGAAGGATGGGGACGACTACAGCTAACCAAACAAAAAAATCCCCCTCACCGCAAAGGCAAGGGGGATTAAATCATTTAAAGCTAGCTGAATTGACCGACAGTGCTGGTCACTTATACGATTAGATTGTCAACGTTTGTCCAACGTAGATGACGTTAGGATTTGCCAAGCCGTTCTTCTGAGCTAAATCCTGCCAGGTCGTACCGAACTTAGCAGCAATGCCAGAAAGTGTGTCACCGGCTTGCACAGTATAAGCGTTGGACTGTCCCTGCGTAGCTTCACCAACGTAAATCTTTTGGCCAACATAGATAACGTTAGGATTGCTGATGTGGTTAATGCTTACCAGGCTCGAAATGGTTGTACCAAAATTAGTTGCAATTGATGATAAGGTGTCTCCAGCTTGAACATAGTAAGTTGATTCTTGACTTGCTGTTCCAGTGACTTTAAGTACCTGTCCCGGCCAAATTTGGTTTGGATCACCAATACCGTTGATAGCAGATAGAATTTGATAGGTCGTACCAAACTTAGCCGCAATCGCCGATAAAGTATCGCCTGGTTGAACCGTATAAGTACCAGTTGCCGGATGTCCAACGTGTTCTACTTGGTTAGGTGCTGGGATTGGCGTAGATGGAACCGTTCCAGAATTTGAGTTTCCGACCGTAAATGCTCCATCAAAGTCATAAGACGTGTCAACGTTCATTCCAAGACCGTTGTCAGTCCATTGCCATGCGGCGGCGTTGTCGATGCCTAAGTCAGTAATGCTGTATCCGGCTTCCCAAATCTTAGCATCGCCAAAGCCATGACTGTTAAGAATCCCACCCGTGAAGAATGATTTCATCGAGTACAAACCAACGTTAGTATAGCCAAGTGCCTTGACTTCGTTAAGAAAGGCGGCTGTTGCGGAATTATAGTCGGCTGCTGAATGGACTTCCGCATCGTCAACCATCAGCGTGTCACTTGTCATACCGTATTGCTTAGCAATCTTAACGAAGAAACGAGCTTCGTTTTGAGCGTCTGCGTCGCTGGTATAGCGCGCAAAGTGATAGCAGCTAACGTGCAAACCAGCAGTGACCGCATTGCGAATCTGCGCTGCGGCACGAGGATTTACATAAGCAGAGCCGTCTTCTGAACCTTCAGTCAGCTTAACAACGACTCCCATAACGCCCTTTGCTTTGGCACTTTGGAAGTAATCGACGCTGTCTTCTTGATATCCTGAAACGTCAATGAATAAGTTTCGTAAAGCCATTATTTAGCCTCCTTGGGATCAATTGCTGTTGCCGTGCCATCAGCCGGTTTGATTGTCGCGGTCACTCCCGCTTGGTCAACCGTTACGGTGCTTGTTGTTTGCTTGCTACCGGTTAACGGTGACTTTTCGTAAGCAGATTGTACCGCTAGCTTAGCCGTGTCCTCGGTGATTGTGTAGCCTTGCCGATCAAGGGCGCTAATCACGGCCTGGACGGCTTGGTTGAACTTCTGTTCTCCAGTTAGCTTGTCGCTTGATACTAGCGAATTAACTGCCGTGCTGGCTACCTGGTCAATTAGCGTCCAAACCGCTTTAGATTGTTCAGCGCTGGCGTGGGAAGCCTTCGCATCAAGCCACGGCTTGACGATTTTCCATGCAAATAAAAACAGCGCCGTTAAAGCGCCAGATTGAATTAGCCATTCTACAATTTCGTTGATTGCCTTCATTATTTACCTCCGTTAAGCGTTAAGGTTAAATTCTGGATCTGGTCGGTAAGCTCCTTAATCCGTTGTGTTTGCTGTTTGTTTAACTGTTCCAGGGACTGGATCCGGTCATTAAGTGAGGTGACCTTGGCTTGGAGCTTTAAGTTCTCCGAGTCCGCCTTCATTCTCCGTTGATACTCGATTTCTCGATCCGCTCTTAATTCGTCCATTTGGTGAGTTAGCTTTTGAATCGATCCCACGTAAGCATCGTTGGCATCAATCTCTGCCGTCTTTCGAGATTGTAGCCAGCCAAAAAAAGCCGTTACCCCGCCCCCTAGAAAAGCACTTGCTACGGCCGTTACCGTCTGCATCACTTATGATCGCCTCCCGAATAATTAAAGAAGGCGTCTACGAGGATGCGGACAAACACATAGCTCGACAGCACCGTACTTACTGAAATATTTGGGCTAAAATACTCGTCTTGGATAAAAAAGACCATGACATATGAAGCCCATAAACCACCAAGAACCACCGTGGCAACGAATTCAAGTTTCCATTTGTGGATGCCAGATACTGCCACTAGCAAGCCGACAATTCCAATTAAAAGCAAAGCAATTACCCACGGGATTTGCCCGAAGGCGTGCACCGAGTGGATAAGTGGATTGCGGGGATCGTCTCTGATTATCCCTTGGTTAAACAGCATCACCAGGCCGACACACACCGTCTCGACACTTGTGATGATTAGGTTATGATTACGTTTCATCTCTCACCTCTTATGCCTCCCGCCCACCCAGTTTGTTTGATTATTTTGGTGCCGTGCTTGTCGTCAGTGTGCCAATTTTGGCTAACGCTTGGTTGATCTGGTCTTGAAGCTTGACCATCGTCTGCGCTTGGGAGTTAACCTGCGCATTGAGCTGGTCAACTTTGTTACTCAGTGTCTGCACCGTATCTTTATCGGCGATGTTGGCAATCATAGCTAAGTCTGCCTTAGCGTTTAGCTTGGTGTCCATTTGAGCGGACGTGTAGTAGCCGGTTAAGTCCGTCTTGGTTACGTAATTAGCTAGGTCGGATGTCTTAGCATAGCTAGCCAGTCCCTCCAAATCCTTTGGTGCAAAAGTAAAATCCAAGACTAAGTCAGTATCCGTCCCAGAGTTGGTCACTGTCGTTGTGTCACCTGAACTAACCGAGCCAACTTTGACGCTTAACGCCGTATCACCTTTGTCACCTTTATCGCCTTTAAGGGATGCTAACCAAGTATCCAGACTTGACGGATAGCCGTTATCCACCGCCAGTTGGTAAGCACTTTTGCCGTCCTTACCGTCCTTCCCGATCGCTTGAATCCCAGTGTCATTGCCATTGATAAACCAATGCCCGGTTGGCTGGTCAATTGTTGGCGTTGCTCCACTTTGGCCCACTGCCGAAACGCCTTGGATCACACCATCAATGACCCATTTTTTGGTGGCCTCATCAATTGTTACTCCCATTTAATCGCCTCCTAATAATCTTGCGTAAATATAACTAATGAGAGTCGAATTGTATGATTGGTTCTGGCCCCCTTCATCGCGATAGCTAAATCACGGCTCCTAGTTCCAAGCCGTGGGACTGCATACGAGCTGGCAGTGTTGGCGTCGTTCCAATAGACTTGCGTAAACGCCGTGTCAGCATTGTCCACTACCCACGGCAAGGTGATTGTACCTTCGTAGTATTCGTTGGATGAATTAACCACCAGATCACCACGTCCAGTAATGATTGAAAGACCATCCATAATCTTGTAACGGCTCAATGCAAACTGATTAGTGCCGCCTTCTGGTGCGGTAAATGCACCGCCAAGCGTGTAGTTCCGCGTCCAGCTATCGGCGACTTGTAGTTTGCCTGATAATTGTGAGCTAACACTGTTAGACACGGAATTAATGTTGTTAGTCAGCGTGTTTTTGAGGCTATCAATTGTCGGGCTTGACAAATTATCAATCGTGGTAGTCCCGCTGAAATTATTGTTACCAGTAAATTTATTGTCACCAGACAGAGCCGCGAACGAGTTAGCCTTAGCGGCGGCCGTGAGCGCGTCAAGGCTTGATTGTGCAGTCTTAGCCAGCGCGGCCGCGTTACTAACTTGATCTTGCAGGACTTGAAGCTGGTTGTTGATGGACGCGTTGATCGATTCCATCGCGTTGCTCATCTCATTGTTATAGATCTGGCTTTGTCCGGTCGTCATGATGGTGGCCGATTCCAGCACCTCAAAGGACACGTTGATCGTGCTAATGACCGTGTCGCTTGAAGTAGATCGTAGTTCGAAGTAAGCCGTGCTATACGGCCCATCAGCCTGATAAAACTGCGCCGGTACCGTAAACTGCACTAGTCCACCCGCCGATGAGTCAACGGCGGTCATGGTGTCAGATACCTTTGGCGTCCCGCTTGCGTCCTTTGCTTTAAGGACCAATTTTTGGCCATCCATGTTATGAGGCGTTGTGCCATCTTTAATGGCTAAATAGACAATCCGCCCAGCATCACCCTGGTGTCCAGAAAGCTGTGGGACGATCACCGAGCGGGTTGAACCAACCGTAGTGTCTAGTACCACATACTTACCTTGCGGAGTGGCGGGGTCACCTACTAGAGTTGCCATATTATTCCTCCTTTAAAATTCGTTTACATAAGACTGTAAGTTATTGAGTGTGGATTCGATCGTAGACCATAAGGCATTGATTGAGTCCACGAAGTCACCATCGAGGGTCAACCCCGTTGGTGGAGTTAAAGTCACCGTTACGGTTGCTTGTCCAGTTTGCGGGTCAAAGACACCGTAAGAGTTAGCTACCGTGATCAAGTTGTTTAGGTACCTCTCAAGGGAACCAAACACATCAAACGTGTAGTTGCGCACCTCTCGTCCGAGTGTGTCCACGTCTGGTTTAGCGACTGTTTTAGCGCCAATCGTGCCGGTGGCAAAAACATCAGCTAGTTGGCTATCAACACCGTTCAGATAGTCAACTACGAGCTTGTCGTTGCTTGCCAAGTTGTCGAGCAATTCGGACGCTTGTGTGATCCGAGCAAGCTTAAGCTCACTGTAGTTTTTCGCAGGCTTTTCTGGCATCGGTGTGGGTGTATCACTGGTGTCTGGTGTCGGTGTGGGTGTATCGCTGGTGCCAGCCATCGCTTTTAGTTTGTCAGCGATTCGGCTAGCTAACTTGGCCATTGTGGCCACCGTCGGATGTACTCCCTTAGCACCGTCACCAAGCGTTTCAGCACAGTTATCCGGTGTGATTACCGGGTCGCCCCGCCAATCTAAAAAGGCCACCCCGTTCTGTTGGGCGACCTCTTTGATTAGATCATCAAGTTGATTTTGCGACCAAAACTGACCGTTAACGTCATATAGTGTCGTTCCGCCCCACCGAAAGTCTTGCGTGGGCAAAACTACTAACAGCTTAGCAGTTGGATTTTGTGCTTTAGCCTTATCGATCCCGTTTTGCAAGCACTGCCTAATTGTGTCGAGGGAATCGGGCCAGCCAAAGTTGTTTACACCATACATCCACATCGCATAGTCGTAACCTGCGATGGGATGCTGGTCTAAAATTCCAGGAAAGCCAGTATAAGAGCTGTCGTACTTGGTTCCACTGATTGCCCAGTTTTCAACTTCCCATCCCAGTTCCTTGCCGACTAGCTCCGGGATCCGCTGGTTTTCGCCAACGTTTTTAGTGCCGTCCCAGCCGGCGAAGATCGAATCACCAAAGGCGATTAGCTTAGTCATTTAATCATCTCCTATTGAGCTTGAGGAGTGGTGGTTGCGTCCTTAAGCGCCGTGTCAGCCGCCAGCTTCTTCTTGGCAATGGCGATGATGTCATTCATGGCTACCGTTAAAAAGGTAGCACCCTCACTTAGATCGGATTGGTTAATCCGCACTGACGCGTTGACGTATTCGCCGGTCGATGGGTTGTTCCCGTAGAGTCCCACTTGAGCTGAGTTGATTTGGCCGTCTGCGAAATTGTAAGTAAAACTGTTAACTTGTACATTCATGGTTAGTCCTCCTTAGTAGTATCTTGCTTGTCGTTATCTTGCTTGTCTTTGAGTTCCTTGAGTTCTTGCTTTGCCTTATCTAACTGCGCTTGCAGTGCTCGGTTATTTGCACGCTCAATCACCAAGTTTGAATGCAGAGTGCCCAACTCGATTGCGTAGTCGTTGACTAAGCTCTGAACTGTTTCATTATCCATGTAATTTATCCTCCAATATTTTAATTCGTCTTGTTAATTCTTTGACTGCTAAAAACAGATAACCGACTGCCGATCCATCATCACGACCTGTTCGTTCCTCGTTAGTAAATTCATCCGGTGCATAGTATTTACTTACGTCGTTGACGTCATCAATGATCAGTGACGTGTAGCGCTTGGTATATCCCTGAGCAACATCAGATTTGTATTGGTAAGATCTAATATCAGTTTTATTAACAAGGTCTAATGCGTACTTCGGATCGACCGTTTCAATGTTAGTTTTAGCTGACAGAGTAGATTGTTGAACAAACGCTTTAGCCCAGACGCCAGTATACGTACCGGTAACATTGGATCCAACTGCGAGAAAGTCGCTCCCAGACCAGATCGTGTTACCATTTTTGATCGTTAAAACCCCGGCTTCAGGCTTTGCAGGTGTACCATCCCACGACCCTTGAGATAGGACGCCGAGTGTTCTTAAGTTTTTCTCAAAGCGAGCATGGCAAGCTACAGCAAAGCGCTCTCCATCATTATCCCATGTGTTAAAAGCGACCCCTTCTTCTTGGATATCATTTCGAGTAAAGCCGAGCCAGTGACCTACCGTTTGATTGAATCTCTCAAAGAATAGTGTCGGTGTGACCGTTGCACCATTTGGATTAACTGTAAAGGCATTTGTGTTGTTATCACTCGCAAAATTGATGATGGACGCGGTCTTGTTTATTCCGTCGAAATTAACACTACCTTGTGTTACCGTAATTTTGGAGGTAGTCCCATCTTTAACATTGACCAGATTAAGTGTCCCGTTGGAGTCGTACAGTGACGATGAGCCTAGCATGATCTTATCCGCGCTAATGTTGCTGATCGCCGCGTCAGGTACCCATGCTTTACCAGTAACGATTGTGTTATCTGCATCAAGGATTAGCGATCCTTTCCCGTTGCTGACTTGGATTAAGGTGTTACCGCCAGCCTCTTCGTTGATTTGGCTGATCACGTCACCTTTAGCCACCCTCAGATTGATGTCGTCACTGAGCTGGGTGATCTCACTCTCAGTTGCACCTTCTTCCCAGCCGGTCCAGGAAGTGCCAAACAAACGTCGATACTTATGCCCAATTCCACTATCTTGGTAAACATCCTGGCGAATTCGGTCATTACCGTTACCAGTTACATCAACATAAACCCAGCCACCAATTGGGTTGTTAGCTAGATTATGGACAAAGTAATGACCATTAGTCCGCATATTGTTAATATCGGCCGAATCAAGTGTCTGCAAGTTCACAGATTTGCTTAGATTATCAAAGTCGGAGCTAGAGACCTTAGTCGAAATCAAATTAGACAACTGAGTGATCTGTGATGAGGTATTGTTTTTGAAGTCCGCCACATTCGATTGCAGACCGTCAATTGATGCGGTGATCTGCTGAATGGCGGCAACTGTTGTGGCGTTCTGGCGGCGAATACTTGGCTTAGCAAGCAAGGCGGTGTCGGTTGTGTTGCTACCATCCTTGTTCATTTGAAACCACGGTTTTGCAAAAGAGGCGTTAGCTGGTGCTGTAATCGTCCCGGTATAATGTTTCCATTGACCTGACTGGTCAGTGGCAATCCCACCCCAGGACCAATTGTTGTAGTCTTTATCAGCAAACACCAGCCCAAGCTGAGAATAACAAGCGGTTGAAGGCTTGCACCAAAAGTCGACATCACACTTTTCGCCTGGTTTAACCGAGTACCAGATGCCATCTTCATAATCATCACGAACATTGGTTTGCAGCACTTTCATTCCAGATTGGCCAAGCTCAGCAGGTGGATCTGTTGTGACAACGGTCTGAGCGTCCCAACCGCCTTTGTCGCCGTCCTCAAAGTCACTCTTGCGGACCAATTGAACATTGTTTTCAGCACCTTGCTTAACCGTTTGACCAAGTTTCACGATGCTCTCATTGATCGTACCCGCTGTCTGCGTGATCAGTGATTGCACCGTGTTGGTAGTTGCAAAGCCCTTGCTGTCAACGATATTGTTGACGTCCGTGCTAGTTACTTTAGAGCTGATCTGTCCGTCCATGACGTCAAGGCGGGAGCTGTTCTGCGTAGCGGTCTGCTTAACTTGATCGACTTCCGTTTGGTCGGCCTTTAGGCTGATCTGCTTGTTAGTCTGGTCAATCGCCGTGCTGTTCTTCTGAATCGAAGAGATAGCACCATTGACTTTATCATTCAGCGTCTTAAAGTCACTGCTCGACACCTTAGAGCTGATCTGATCTGCTTGGACTTTTAGCTGGGCCGTGTTCTGGCTAACTTCACCGGTCAAATTATCAACCGTCGACTGATCGGCCTTAAGAGCAATAGCCTGCTTGTTCTGCGTGATCTGCGTGGAGTTGGTTGTGATTTTACCGCTAAGTGTGTCTATATCATTCTGATTAGCGGCTTTAACCCAGGAAGTCCATGAGTTATTCAAATTGTTGTATTGCCGAGTATAAATTAGGCCATTATTGTCACTAACGTATTTTTGGTTGAGTCGACCATTAGCATCGGTTACTTGACCGCTGACTTCCAGTGTACCCCAGCTACTGGCTGGATAGTTTTTGCCGTTGGCCGGGGAGGTGATGGTATAGTAGCCAGCTTGCGTTAATGAATTAAAATCAGGCGAGTCGACAGTTCCACGATTTTGCATCGTTCTCCTGTCCAGGTCGCTCAGATTACCGGACACACCTTCATACTTGGTATCCAGCCCATTCAGCGTGGCGTTAATCGTGGTAATCTGGTTGCCTTGTCCGGTGATCGTCTCGTGGATGCCACTAACATCAGTCTGAATGCTGTTGATCTGGCCCTGCTGATTAGCAACCGTCTGTTGAGTACCCGTAGCGGTCTGTTCAACTTTGCTTAAGCGGCCGTCTTGGTCGGAGAACTCGTTGGTCAACGTTGAAGCCGTCTGCTCAACTTTGCTGATCCGGCCAGCATGATCTTGCAACTCACTGGTAACGTCGGTAGCAGTTTTCTGAAGCGTGGAGATATTGCCCTGAATGTCCTGCATACTATCGTGCAGTGACTTGCTATCAGACTGGAGTGTGTTGATATTGCCAGCATTGTCGGCAGTCGTCTGCTTCAAACCGCTGACGTCCTTTTGAATGTTCGTTACATCGCCCTTAACGTCAGCAAGCTGTTCGGACGTGCCGTTTGCCTTTTGAGTAACCTGATCAACGTCACCTTGCATATTCTTCAGTGTCGTGGTGATACTGTCAGACGTCTGCTTGACTTGCGTAACGGTGGCCAGGTCTTCTGGAGCAGGTTGCCAATCTTTTGAAACGTTGCCTATCTCGACCTGTGCATGGCTAACTCTTCCAGTGCCATTAATGCTTACGTAGCCATTTTGACCGTTATTAGTTACGGTAAAAGTTACGTTTGCCGGAAGCGTAAAGGTTGAATACACCCGTTCTTTGCCACTTGGCGTTGACGGCCATTTCCACGCACCAAACCAATAACTTTTCCCGTCACTACCAGTAACAGATAATTCAAAACCCAAACGATTTTGTTGGCTATCAGAATGTTGGAAATTACTCCATTCAGTATCGACCGATACCGTGATTGTTTCGCCTGCTAAATAATTTAATACCTCATTAGGCATTGTTCCTAAGTCTTGCGCCCATCCAGAGATCGACTTGTCAGAATCTCTAAGATAATTTCTTCCACCGATCTGCATATTGTTGAGCTTGTCGCCCAGACTGCTGATCGTGCTAGTATGCTCGGTAGCAGTCTGCTCAACCTTGCTTAGCCGCCCGTCTTGACTGGATATCTCACTATCCAGTGAGGTAGCAGTCTTCTGCAAGCTGGAGATGTTTCCCTGGGCGTCCTGCATACTATCGTGCAGTGACTTGCTGTCGGCTTGTAGGGTATGGATATCGCCCTCATGGCTAACAAGCGTGGCCTTGATGCCCTTGACGTCGGTCTGCAACGAAGCAATATCGCCTTGAGCACTAGCCAACTGGTCAGATACGCTATCAGCTTTCTGCTGAAGAGTAGAGATGTTCCCCTGAGCGTCTTTCAGCGTTGATGTCAGCGTGGTGGCGTCTTGCTTGATCTGTGACAGATCGCCTTGTACATCAGACAAGGTAGAACTGTTTGTCTGGGCGGTCTGCTCAACTTTGCTTAGGCGGCCGTCAGCGTCCTCTAGCGTGGAACTAACTTCCTTAGCCGAAGCGGTCAGGGTAGCGATGCTCTTAGCATGATCGGTCAAGGTAGCACTCAGTTGGTCCGCCTGTGCTTTGACGCTGGCCACATTGTTCTGGGCATCTTTCAGGTTGGCAGATAGGCCGTCCACCTTATCAGACACTTGTGTAACGTTGCCCTGCACGTCAGCCAGGGTTGCGGTGAAGCCGTCCTGCTTATCCTGAATCGACTTGATCGTCTTACCCTGATCCTGTGCCTGTTTGGAGTACGCATCCAACTGTTTGGCCGTATCTGCATTGGCTTGCTGGGCACTGGCGATGTCTTTGCGATCCTGCTCAATGTCACTGTTGATCTGGGCTACGTTGTCGTTGATCGACTTCTGATTAGCTGTGATATCCGATTGGGCCTTAGTTAGGTCATTACGGACACCTTCCAGATCCTTGTTAGTCGCAGCCACGCTATCGTTGATCTGGGCAATGCTTTTGTTGATTGCCTTCTGGCTATCTTCAGCGGTGGCCTGTGCTTTAGTTAGGCTGTCGTGTACATCTGCTAAGTCCTGCTTGGTGGCACTCACATCGCTCTTTAGAGCTTCAACACTAGCAGAGTTAGCCGCCTTAGCGGTGTCGACCTCGTTCTGCACTTGTGCCACGCCCGCCCTGATATTAGCGGCATCACTAATAGCGTTAGCAATTGCTTGCTGAATCTCGGCAGTAGCACTATCCATTGCGGACTTGGCTTCACTGATTGCTTCGCTTTGTGCCGCGATCGCCTGACTATTGACTCGCGACTTTTCAATTGCATCGTTGGCATACGCTACGGCACTGTCAGCGGCGGATTTGGCGGGAATCACGTTAGCACTAATTGCCGAATCAATTTGATCAGCAATTGTTCCATAGATCCGGTTACCGTCACTCTTGCGCACAACCAACCCATCGGGACCAATTAAGGCGTAAAAGTTTTTCCCATTGGTCGAGTAACCGATGGTTTTGCCACCGCCGAGTCCCGTTGTATCATAGCCCCAACCAATGTAGGCGCCACCGACGGGCGTTTGGGGGTTGTACGGGTCTTTGCTAATGTCAGTTCCTGTAAGAGTGGTATTCAGGTTGTATTTGAGCTTGTCGGTCTTTGCAAAGTTGAATCCGACCTTCACGCTACTGGTTCCGACCGTCCCCTCGCTTGAATACTGCCATACATCGTAGTCAGCCGGTTCGGTGTCACTGATTAACCAGCGGAGCGTCCCGCTAGCGGTCACCTCGCTATCTTTAAACTTGGATAGGTAATCCTCGTTACTGATCAGTAGTCCAGTTGAGTAACCCTGACTTAACCAAGTGGCGTGCAAGGCATAGTAGTCATTGAAGGGGTCGGAACTCTTGGTTAAATCGACAAAGTAGTATTGGCTAGTTGATAGCCCTAATTCGGTTGCGTTTTTTATCGTAAATTGTGGTTCGTTAACTACGCCTTCGTAGGTGTGGTAACCGTGCCAGTAAAGTCCGTATTGTTTGGCTTTGGCGATATGTCCGCTGGCACACGGATCACGTATGATCCCATGCCCCAGCCGGATTAAAACGCCTTGCACTCCAGAATTTACCAGCCCGGCCCAGTCAACGTCATTTGGTGCTTGTTGACTGCTCAGATTGATGAAGTTCAAGGTTTGAACCAAAGGTATTCACCTCGTTTTGCGTCCATACGCTTTTTTCTGTGTTGCTTAGCATTTCAGCCACTCGATCGTTCATATTGTTTAACGCTTGCGTGATCTTACGGCTGTATCCGCTCTGGTAATCAAGGATATTTTGGGGGTTAGTGTTTAACGTTAGCTGGGTTGGATTAGTTGGTGACTCTGGATACCATGTGTAACCAACTACTGCCAGGTGCGTTAAAATTGACCCGTCCTTGATCTTGAGTGTCATTACATCGCCGGCGATTGGATTGAAGTTCTCAAAGGTTGATACATCGACCGACAAGGCCGGTTCAGGTTGAAGTTTAGATAAGGCGTATTCTTCCATTGCCTTAGCGTCCGTGAACCGGCTATCATCGATTGGATCCATCGGGTGTTCCCCGTACTTATCGATTGAGCTTTGTACTTTGGTTAAAAACGGCCGGAAATAGTAATACTCTACCGTATTGCTAGTTGATTCCGTGTCGCCTTCAGATTCACCATCAGTACCATTTTCAATCAGGCTTTTCGGGTTCAGCCACGTACCGTTATTAATGAAAGCACTAGAAAAGGCGCCCGGAATGGACGCCTTCGTTACTCCCACGTGTAGATGATCAGTACGCCGGTAGCCGATCACGTCACCGGTTTTAACCGTGTCACCAACATTAACAGTGATATCGTTCATTGAGCTAAATGCTTCTTGGTATTCCACATTGTATCCATCGTCAGAGTGAGTGACCACGTAGTAGCTAATCGATGGACCACCGTAAGACTTGATAGTTACCTTTCCACCGTGGATAGCGTGAACTTCATTACCGGGGTGATCTACCGAGCCAAAGTCTAGTCCATCGTGGAAACCATTTTGACGAAATTCTCCGCCGGCATTCACTCCGAATAATTGGGCGCCAGTAAATGAACCTTTACCCACACTCGGAAACGGCCATCCCCAGGTACCACCATCCGCCGACTCGGTAGTGGTTTCGGTTTCGGTCTCTAATGAATACCGAGCCCCAATACACATTACCTCGTTGGTAATGGAAGTGGAATCAGACGTTAGCTTAATCTCGGTGGTGTTTCGCAAGTAGTCTAGCCGGTTGCCATGATCCTTTTGAAAACTATTCAAGTCGTAAACTCGAATGTGGCGGTTGTCTGGATAGATAATCGCCGTGGGCCAATGGTCAACGATCTGGCTTAACATGTCCGAACCACTACCTTCAGTGATTTCTTCAATCCGGGTATTATCAAAGTTCCCAATTACCTCCCAGGTAAACCCAAGAGAGTTACCTTTTAGGTAAGTTGAAAGCACATCATCGACTGAATAATACTTTTGGTTTTCACCAGTATCTGATTCGTCCGTCTTAGTGACGGTAATTGTCGTGTTCCCATTCTGAGTTTTCTTGCTAGTCCCGTTAGAAGTTGCCGTTAGTGCATCTTCGGCTACTCGAACGTCCGTTTGGTTATTATTGCTTGGGTCGCTTTGGTCGATGTAGTCCTTGTAGATACGGACCCGGCTTAACTCGGTGTACACGTGAGTCGCCACAATATTTTTGGCACTCACTCCCTCCGAGTAGTCGGGTTCGGCTTGCTTGATGATGTACTCTTGTCCACCCCAGAATAAGGAGGTTTCACTATCAAGCATGGCATAAGCAAGGGAGTTATCTTGCTTAGCCGTGAATTGTAGACTCCAGGACGAGTTCATATCCCACGTGATGCAGAACGTATCCGGGTCAATGCTGTTTAAGGGCTCCCGTTCGGAGCGTTGGGAGCCTTGCACGATTAACTTTTCGTTCGTCTGCATTTAGATGTACACAAACGGAAAACTGAAGGTTATATCAAGGCTGCTAGCTCCGGTTGCCTCGATATGATTCCACCCCGGATCCAGGGTTAAGTTTCCGTAATCTGTGTTGTTACTAGCCGGTTGTCCGTTTAACGTGGTTGTTATCCCATCTAGTATGATTGTGTCGTTCGATGTTGCAGGATTCGTATAGGTATAAGTCGAACCATTGTTCGTATTTTCCAACTTTAACGAACTGCCATTGAACTTGATTTTGATTTGCAAGTCGTGCTTTTCAAAATACGGATCCACGGTGATGTCGCCGGCGTTAAACACGTCAAACTCCGGGGTAGTGAAATGGTAGCTTAGCTTTTTCCCAGATGGGATCCCCATTTCAAATTGTGACTTTTCAGCGATGTTATCAGCGTCACTGCGATATAAAGAGTAGCGATAACCGCTTGGGTTGTCGAAGTTCTCTGTAAAGGTTGCCCAGTGACTGTAAGCCTCTTCCATCGGGGCGATTGTTGGGAGGTTAGCTACCACAAAGCGGACAATAAATTTCTCGGTGTCTGTGCGGATCCGGATTAACTCCCGGGTCGCAAACAAGCGGTTAATTTGATGTTTGATTAACTTGTAGTCTTGATAGTCTTGGAAGGTGAAGTAAAACTTAGCCGGCACTTGGTAGTTGTTGATTGTCTTGTAGACAAACGAGGCACCATCGACACCGGCAATCTGATTAAATTGGTTGGTGTTAACCGGTGTTGCATCGTCCCCGAGGTAGTGGACCCCAGGAATCTTGTCAGCGATATCGAATTCATCACCGTTACCAATCTTCATATACAGGTGCGGGTCTTGCATTAGTCATTTCACCTCCTTAGGGTCTCATGTAGTCCGCCAGGGCTTGGTCCCGGCCATAATCACGGTAGAAGTTCATTCGGTTGTTCCGGTTGGTCATTGGGTTATTGGTCAAATCAAGGCTAGTAATGGCATCGATTTGTTGTTGCGATAACCCGGCGATCGTCCCTAGCAAGTTGATCACTTGCATTAGTCGGCTATCAACCTGGTTAGCTTGCCCTTGGTCAGTCTTCTGGATTCCTGAACCACCGCCGTCGGTCTCCATCCGATTGATGGTCTCACCTAACAATTGCTTAGCCCGTGGACGCTTGTTAAGGTCCAGTGGGATAACAGCCTCGGGCAAGTCACCTTCGGCTAATTCAGCAATCATATGTTGGCTTGGGAAACCACCGTTAGCGTACCAGTGATGTGCCTTCCAGAATTTTTCAGCTTGTGGTGCGCCACCGTAGCGCTCAGTTACGTAGGACTTCATCCACTTTAACTGAGTAATAGCGTTGGTTCGCCAGTCTTTCCCAGCAGCCGCCATCTTGGATCCTGGTAAGGCTTGCGGGATCCCGTAAGCGCCCGAGGAGCCGTTAGTAGCATTAACTCGCCAGCTGGATTCATGGTTAGCGATGTAGTTAATCGCACTGTACCAACTTGAAGGGATCCCGGCTTGCTTCATCCAATGCTTGTGGTCACCAGTTGGCGCGGCACTTGTTCCATCTGGATTCATTGCCGTGTCAGCTTCTTCAGCGATCTTCTTGATTGGGGCCTTGATTGCCGTTAAGAATCCTTCCGCCATCGCTTGTCCTAAAGTTGAGACGACCATAACGCTATCCGCAAATGAAGTCTTATCAAAGAAGGCCTTTTTGAGCCACTTCATTTCATTCTTACCGGTCAAGCGGTCAATCCACTTGTCGGCATCATCTGTCCCATCAGCGTAGTGTGAAACGCCCATTGCGCTCATCACGCTGTGGGTGTCCTCACCACTCAAGACTTGGGTGCCTTGTGGTGCGTTTGGAATCAAGACATTACGTTCGTTGAACATTTGCCATGGCTGGTTAGGGAATTTAACCAGTTCCTTCCAGTGTGGACGTACGCTATCGTTAACTAGCATGTGTCCGCCTGGGTGGCCACCGAGGGAGGTCGTCCCGTTAGCATAAGCAATGGTGGACAGCTTCTTGTCCCCGCCAAAATCGCTAATTACGGCATTAACCCCTTTGATCCCGCGGTTCATCTTGCTTACGATCGACTTCATCGAGGACGCGGCGTAGTCAGGCAGCTTACCAAAGCCAGTCTTGAATTCATCCCGAACGGAATCGATCCACGATTGCCAGCCTTTCAGGAAGCTGTCTTGGAACTTAGCCCGCCGGCTTTCAATTGACTTGAAGTTGGTGTAAGCCGCCGTGTCAGCCTTATCTAGTCCCTTTTGAACCGGTTTTTGTACATCATCCCAAACATCACGCCAGTTCTTTTCAAATGACCGTCCAAAGGATTTAAGAGTGGAGGTCATTGACTTAGTGGCGCTATTGAACTTTTCAACAAAGCTCGACTTCTTGCCACTTAGGGCGGAGTTAGCAATGTTGGCTTGCTCGGAGATTTGCTTACCGAACTTGTACTTATCAAGGGTCTTGGAGAATGACTTAACGTCCTTTTCCAACTGGGTAAACCCAGTCTTGCTCCCGGTTAGCTTTTGGACGGCCTTTGCCATCGCCGTAAAGCGGGTGGTGGTCGTCTTAATCGCTTTGGCCATCGAGTTCCAGTTCTTTGATGATCCCTTGATGTCCTTGTCCATCGACTTGAGTTTGGAGCCGATCTTTGACTTTTGAATCTCATTACCGAGCTTCTTTAGTTCCGTGCCGATCTTAGTGCTCTTTAAGACTTTGCTGAGCTTTGGTAGCTCGTTGTTCATCGCCTTGAAAGCATCGTATTTGGCCATTGAGCCCGTGAACCTGGATAGATACTTGAAGGCGTCCCCGATCTCTCTGATCGGTTTAGCCATCTTTTTCCAACTCGAGGTTGCGCTAGTTAGGCGCTTGTTCATCGTGTTGAGTTGTTTAGTCGGGTCATTCTTTTTGATCGAGGCTTTCAGCTTGGCTAGTGAACCGGTGTAAGACTGGATCGCCTTATTCATCGCCTTAACGTTGGCGATATCCTCTTTGGAATAGTTGTTACCACCCAACGATTCAACGGCATCGGCGCTGTATTCCTTTTTAGACGAGGATTTCTTTTCACTCGTGGTCTTCTTGCCAATTAGCTTGTCCCACCAGTTGCCTAAGCCTTCCCAAGTCTGTTTCCAGCTCTTGGATAGGTTGCCCCAGGCTTTACTCCAGCCATGCTTAGAGAAAAGTAATTCCATCGTCTTAATGGTCCCTTTGGTGAATTTAACAACCGGGTCAGCAATCTTGCCCCCAATCACTTCACCAATCATGGAGCCAATCCCGGCACCTGCTGGTCCACCAAAGAAACCTCCAATCCCCAGGCCAAGAAGGCTACCGATACCTTTACCGGCGTTTTCAACCTTATCCTTTTTCTGGGTGAATGCTTTCCCGATATCCCATAAGCCAGCGGCAACATTGATTCCTAGGAATAATTTACTCCCCAGGAACTTACCAACTGCCCCGAGTTTCGAGGACGATTGTGCCGCCGTGCCCATCTTGCCGATAAAGCTGGTTCCGGCCTTAGCGCCTTCCTCACCAGCAACTGCAGAAGCCTTACCAAACCAGTTCCGAGGGTTTAACAGGCTAAACCCTTTCGAGAACATCTTAGCAGCGCTGGAACCGATCTTTAAGAAGGTTTCCGGCACGATCTTAGTACCGCCTCTGAAGACGGTCTTCATTTCGTTAAGAATGCTTCCACCGTATGAACGGCCGAGTTTAGCCGCCCAACTGTTGCTCAGCATTCCCTTTAAAGCACTAGCTAAGCCCTTGCCTTTGCTAAATACCCCGGTAATTCCACCGAGTAGTTTAGTGCCGATTAAAGCGCCTTTAGCTCCCAGGGCATCAAGGGCGGCAGTTGGCAAAAACATTCCTAGCACTAGCCTTCCAGCACCCTTAACCTTGCTTAGGAACCGTGCGACAAAGCCTGCACCAGCTTTAGCGCCGGCCTTTCCGCTCGCTCCAGTAGCGCCCACATCGATTGCTGTGGTTGCTACATCAACGGCCGTGTTAACCGCCGATCCACCGCCGCCTTTACCGGTCGTACCCGACACGGCGTTGGTGGTGGCCTTTTGCTCTGCTAGCCCGAGTGATTCCTTTTGGAGCAGGATCATCTCTCGCATTAAGGAATTTTGTTCTTTGAGTTCCTTGTTTTGAACACCAAAGACGGTTTGAAGGTCAAGTGATACTGCTCGGACCCCGCTAATTGCTGTGTGGAATAGTCGAAGACCAATGACAATCCCAGCTACCGTTCCGGCAACCTTACCAAGGTTGCTGGCTAGTCCACCATTTCCTTCACCAGATAGCCCTGGGATCTTTGAAACCAGCTTTCCGATTGCGGAGGCGGCCTTGCCAGCTACATTGGCCACATTAACTAGCCCAGTGGCAAAGCCACCAATAAAGGCAATGATGGATCCAGAGTGCTTACCAACCGTAGTGGCAAAGTTCGCCACCGTGGTGGAAAAGTTCTCGATCTCTCGTTGGCCCTCTTTAGAGGCGACCCACTTACTGAAGCCTTGGGCAACTTGGTTAACAGCCGGCAGTAACTTGGTCCCCATGTTCATGGCGAGGTCTTGGACACTGGCTTTCAGCACATCAACCTGCATCTTGGTGGATTCCATGTTCTTTTGAGCCAGTTGGTGAACGTAACCATTACCCTTTTCGGCTTTATCAACTTTGTTAATCAAGTCAGTTAACTTTTGATCGTTCTTTTCCAAACCACCGGCAGATTGTGCCAGAATTTGAGCTGCTTGTTGACCAGTGGTTCCGAAGACGGCTTTAAAGAAAGCTCCACGGTCAGACCTTGATAGTTTGTCGGTGTGCTGGTTAATGGTCTTGAAAATCTCGTCGATAGATTTAAGACTCCCAGATTTATCCTTGAAGTCATTAATGGATAAGCCCACACCCTTCAAAGCGGCAGTTGCTCCGGCTGTTGGTGCGATCAAACTGTTAATTGTCTTACGTAACCCAGTCCCAGCCCGAGTACCTTCGACCCCGGCGTTAGAAAGTTCACCGAGGGCGGCAGATGTTTGCTCGACTGAAAAACCGGCTTGACTAGCGGACGCCGATACGTAACTCATCCCCAATCCCAAGTCTTGGAAGTTGGTAGCGGTCATATCGGCGGCATAAGCCATCGCGTTGACTACTCGTTCTGTGTTCTTACTCATTTGAGCGGCGTTTTCAGACCGCATACCGAAGGCGTCCAAGGCGCTTGATGCGTTCTTGACCACATCGGTAAAGTCGTCACCAGTTGCCCGAGTAGCTTCCAACATTGACTTCATCGACCCGAGGGCAGATTCAGATGAATACCCACGCTTGACCAGTTCGGTGTACTGATCAGCAATTTCTTTTTGGGTCAGTCCGTACATCTTGGAGTATTTGGAAGCGTCCTGTTGCATTAAAGCCAGGTTGCGGGTAACTCTCGTAGCCCCTTCACCACTGGTAATCAGCAAGTTCTTAGTCGTGACCCATTGGGCCTGCAATTCAGACGCCATGGACACTGACTTACCCATCCCGGCAGTAAATATCCCCATCCCAATCGTAGCACTAGCAAAGCCTGATCGTGCCGATGATAAAAAGGCCCGGGTGTGGGCAGTGGCTTGGTCAGCCTTGGTTTCCACAATTGCTAAGGCACTACTGATTCGGCGTAAGCCAGTTGGGTTAGCACTCTTACTCTCCCGGCGTAGCTCCGCTAGCTTCGTGGCGGAATTATTAGCTTCGGTAGCCTGTTTAGCCATCTCACTCGCTGTGGCAGTGATACTCGACTTAACGGAGGCTTGTGTAGACTTGAGTTGGTTGTAGCGGGTCGTTAAGGATTTAACCTTGTCCGCTAGTTCCTGGGCTCGTTCGGAGGCAGAACCGTTTTCGGCAATCTCCTTGTTTAATTGGGCGATGGTAGTTTTACGAGCGTTATTTACTCGATTTATTTCCGTCGTCGTCGAGGTGTAGGAGCCTTCTAGCCGTTTAGTCTCAGCCATCAACCGGGAAGTTGCAGATACTTCCGCACGGTGTTGGTTCTCCATTGCCTCAAGCTCAGCCTTTAAAAGCTGGGCTTTTGTCTTATTTGAAGTAAATAGTTTGCCCTGTTGATCTAGGGATGCGCTATATGACTTCGTGATTGATTCTAGGTTTGCGGTGTACCGGCGGGCACTCTCTAAACCGTCACCATACTGGGAAATTGACACCCGAGCGGATTGAATGCCGTTCTTTAAGACGTTGATCTGGTGTTGGTAATTCTCGATTTGACGGGCATTACGGGCATAAGCCACGGCGTCCTTTTCGATCATCTTACCGTTCTCATCAGCGCTCTTTTGTAGTTCTTCGTTCCGCTTTTTGAGTGTATCGATAATCTGGGTGTAGTTCTCGATCTGGCGCTTTGATTCCGTGATCTTGAAGTTGTAGGCGCTCATCACACCTTCACCTTGTTGGATCGTTTCAAAGCCTGACCGCATTGCCGACTTCATCGCCGACGCTTCCGCCTTCATTTGGCGGAGAGTGGCGGTGACCCCACGGTCTTGCATATCGACCGAGAACGTATATCCATCAATTGCGGTCAATCTTTTCTCCTCCTCTCTTGCTTGATCACTTCGTTAAATAAGACCCGCCTTCCTTGCTAGGATTAGCGGGTCTTGTACCCGATCATCTCGGGATTTGGCGTTAATAACTCGGGTCATATCGTCCATGCTCGTATTATAGAACTCAGTGGGCGGGACCCCATTTTGTAGCATTACTCGCGCCAGGTAATCAATGTCTTGGGAGAATTGGTTAAGGTCCCAGATTAGACGGTTTCTTTTGGTTTTGGGTCATCTTGGCCCGCCGCTGCCGGTTCGCCGATCCCCGTTACGTCCTTAATGCTATCCACACTCGGAACAGTCATCGCTAGGAACTTATCGGCTGCTTCAGCATAGAAGTTGAAAACGTCTGAGTAAGAAATATCCTTGAGCTTGTTGGCGTCCGTCTTGGAAAGTCCAAGCAACTTAGCGGTTTCTTCTAAGACCACGGAAGCAATCACGTCTTGGTAACCCATCAAGGTTACGCTATCGTTTTTTTCTTCGTAGTCGCTAATCTTGTTAAACAAGCGAATCAGCCCGGCGTTAACGAGTTGCACGTTTGTATAAGTATCTAGGATTTCAAAATCCTTGCCGAATGCTTGCTTACCATCAAAATGAACTACTTTTGCCATTTATTTTCTCCTCTGTGTTAGTTTCGTCTCACGTTTAATTTTCGTCTCTGTTCGTTGCCTACTTAATGATTATCTAACCGGCATCAGCCGCCGGTGCAGTGCCTGGCACAGGTGCCGTCTTTACGGCGGCATCGCTACTGGTTACTCCTGCGCCAGAAGTTATTTTGAAGCCGGAGTATCAGTGGTGGACTTGTCTAATGCAGACGTAACCAAAGTTTGGCCTGGCGCACACATATCAAAGTAGGCGCTCTTAGTGAAGCCACTCACGGATGAGTCCGCCACAGCAATAGCCGCTTCGCCTGGGAATCCAGAGAACCCAAGGGACGTGAAGACCAGGTTGTCGTCTTCCCGAGTTTCAGCGGTATCAGTGTTAGTCTGAATGTTTTGGGAGGCTTCCGTCACCTTTCCCCGACCGAAGCCGTAGAAGATGGACTTACCAGACGTTGGTGAAGTTGATTCAATGATCAACCCCGCATCCGGTAACGTGGTTCCGTCCGTGTAGGCCCCCTTAACATTCGTTTCTACCCGGCCGAGTAGCTTTTGCTTAACGGCAAAGTTAATTGCGTTGGCGTCAATTGCAACAGACGGTGCGGAAGGTGGGTTAGATACATCCACGATCGTATCGTTACCTGGGATCTTAGCTGGTGTCCCGGATAAACCGGTGATGTTCGCCGTCCGAGTCCCTAAGTTCCCATTGCCTGGGTTGGTATCTACCACGTAGACACCATCAGTGGACAAGCCCTTATCGGCGTCCTTGATTACCTGGCCGTCAGGACCGACAAGCCAGAAATAAATACGCTTTAAACCAATGTTAGCCATTCTGCGTATCCTCGCTTTCTTGGTAGTTAAATTTCAGTGTGTTTAAGATGTTCATTGTATCGGGGGTGATTATGTGCCCGGCATCGGCGTAGCACCGATAACCGTGAGCGCGTAAAAAGGCTTTGACCTTTTTTTCAATTAAAGCCATATCCTCTTGGTAGTCTTTGGGGTAGTAAAACTGAATCTGGATCCGGCGATGCGTGCTAATCACATCGTTGTTGCCATAATCAGCGTCCCCGGCGGAATTCTCCCCCACCACAATGATTAAGTTAGTGTCATCAACGTTGTCGTTATCGATCGAGTACGTACAGATGTTGTCCTCGGTTAAACCTGGGAGTTTGTCTAAGTTGTCGATCAATAGGCTAGTGACGATTATTGCTGGAGTCATTAGCCTTCACCTCCCGGCCGGAAGATGTTACGGGCTTTATCGGCCATTGCCTTACCCATCCGTTCGTCGTTTTCATCCCCTAATTTCGAGATAAAATCGTGCCATTCTTCCGGTTGGGCGTGAGACCACGGCCCACCATAGCGGTTTTTGACGTCCCAACCATCATTTAGTAACCGGGCGATGTAAGCCTTCTTTCCCTTTCGAGAAAAGCCAATCTCGTACGCCCCATTATTTTGAATTTCGTGGGTTAACGTGTCCGCTAGATGCTGTTGACCATTTAGGTAAACAACTGACCGGCGGTGTTCGTCCAGGAACCGTTGCATTGATTTCTCGTATACATCAGCGCCTGCCTTGTTGATCTTACGCCGGTTATTAACCGTGATCTTTTTTTCTAGATCGTTTAAGAAGTTGTCAAAGCCGTGGCTAGTCATTTCGTTAGCCATGATCTACCACCTTCTTAGAACAAGTGATCAAATCGAATCCATCAGGCGGTAAACCATCATCGTAAGTAATGTCTTCGATGGTGTATTCGTCTTTACCCCAGTGAATCAACAAATCACTTGTAATGCGTTTGTCGTGGCGTACAAAGAAGACGGCTGCGTTTTCAATCTTTGCCCCTGCCAGATTTAGCGCTTGTGTTTGGGTTAACGTCCATTTGCCGGCCCATTTTGTAAATTTGATTTTAAAAGCACTTTCTTTTTTGCCTGTATTCGGGTTGCGTTTGCCAGTTGGGTCATTAGCGCCAAAATCAAGCTTAATGGTCATCCGGGAAGGGTTCAGATTCTTCGCCATCGTCGTCCTCCTTGTCTAGTTGCGCCACTTGGTACCGGTAATCGTCTTTCATTGAGTTAATCAACGAGTACATTACCATCGGTACCTCGTAAGTTTCTTGGGTTGATACTGCTTGACGATTGGTGTACAGGTGCGATACCTCCACCATAACCGCCGTGTCGAAAATATCGTTGTCGTCGAAAAAGGTGTCAATCCGCTCACCCACTTGATTGATTACATCAGCCCGAGCGGTCTTGATTAACAGTTTTAACAGTTCATCATCATCTTGACTATCTAGCCGGAGGGAGTTGCGAACTAATGACAACGTGTCGTCATCAACGGTTGTTTTTAACGCCTTTATTGTCATTTCAACACCTCCTTATTATCCCACGAGCGCTAACAAGTCGCTCTTGTTTGCACTTGCTTGGTAACTGATGTGGTGAGCGTCAAGGTAATCCTTAATCTGCTGAATCGTTTGGTCGTTGGTTGGCTTTACACTCCCGTTTGGATCAAACGTTGGCGTTGCTGGAGTGGCGCTGCTAGCCGTGCTACTATCAGTTGCCTTCGTTGCTGCTACAGTGGTTGACCCTGCCCCGCTTGAACCCGACGACGGGGACCCTGCCCCATCATCGGACGGGGCTAGCTTTTTACCGCTACTTCAGCAATCCGGAAGGCATTTGCCAGCTTGATCTGGTGGTCAAACCAAGCAGTAACGACAAACTTTTCAATCCCAGTGTCAACATCCTTGTCTTGTTCGTAGAGGGTGTCGATGTCGTAGTTGTAGTGTGAGTAGGAGAAGTCCCCAACCACTGGCAAGGAAGCGGCATCCGTGAAGACAACCGGCTTACCCAGTACAGCGGACGGTTGAGCACCGTAAAGGGTAGCAGATCCGTTAGAAAGTTCCTTGACGATATTCAGATAGTCCTTGTAGGCCATCACAATCGTGGCGTTTTCACGATAGGATTCAGGCAGGTCAGCTACGGCTTGCGTGATAGCTTCGTACATGTCAGCCCCAGTAACGTGCTTGATGTTAACCGTGGACTTGTCGTAGAAGCTCATGTGAGCTTCAGCGGGCTTTGATACTGGATCAGCGGCAAATGCTACCGAACGTTCCTTAGTAGTCACCCCGTTGCGCAGACCTTGTTCAATGTATTGGGTAAGGTTAGCGTCGGATCCTAACAGCACGGTTTCAGAAACCCCAACCTTAACCTTGAACTTGTTCCGGGTGAAAGATACCGTGTCACCCTTAGCTTGCATTTCCTTAGCCGTAGCCGTGTCTTGGATAAAGTCGCTGTCATCTAGGGTGAAGGTAAGCCGTGGGATTTCTAGGTTAGGAATTTGCGTAACCGTAGAAATGTCCCGGAGTGGGTTAGTTTCTTCCGGTGCGGCAATAATGTTAGTGGAAACCGTCTTTGGTAAGAACTTGGAACCACCAGTGGTGCTGTCATCACCGAGGGCTTGGTAAACTTCAGCACCAACAGCTTGCTTAGCCATCGTTTTACGAACGAGTTGAGCGAAGGCGTGGTTCTGCCGTTCTTCCGGTGACTTTTGATCCGGTTCCTTTGATTCCTTGAGCTTTACTTGTTGCTTAGCCGTTTCTTCCTTGTATTGCTTATTCAAGGTTTCGTAGCGAACTTGAAGGGCATCAACCTTCTTTTGTTGTGCGCTGATGTCTTCAGTAGTTGCAGAAGGGTCAGCAGCTAATACGCTTAATTGTTCGTTGGCGTCCTTCAATGCGGAGCCGATGTTTGATACGTTGGTCTTTAACTCATAAAAGTTCATTCTATGGTTCCTCCATATTTTGTAATTCAATATTTAAGACGGTTGCCTTGTTTAAAGCTTGCTTGCGGATTTTCTCCCGCCATTCCTTAGCCGGGTCATTAGCTGCCGATTGGGCTAGCCGTTGAGCCAACTGGGTTGGGACGTTGCGGAATTGCTTTAAGAAGCCTGGGTCAGCGCACGCCGCCATCTGGTTAGCGTCGATTACTTCGGTTGCTAGCCCGTAGTCGACGGCCTCTTGGGCGGTTAGCCAGGTTTCATCGTCCATCAACTGGTGCAAGGTGTCAGCATCTAACTTGCCGCCTGCTTTATCAAGGTAGGTTGTTACACTTAACTCCCCGATTCGGTCTAAGTCGTCCGCTTGCTTGCGTAAGTCGTTAGCGTTCCCCATTGCCATGGTCCATGGATTGTGGATCATCAGCATGGAGTTTGACGGCATAAAAATATTGTCACCGCTCATTGCGATAACGCTTGCGATTGAAGCCGCCAATGCGTCCACATACACGTTGATTTGGGCTGGATTGTTCTTTAACATGTTGTAAATTGCGATTCCTTCAAACACTGAACCGCCCGGGCTGTTGATATGCAAATTAATCGTCTCAACGTCACCGAGTTGTTTAAGTGAATCTCGGAAACCAGCGGCGGAAGTATCGTTATCATACAACTCATCACTCACAATCTCGCCATCAATAAACAAGTCAGCTTCCTTGTTGCCCACTTGTTGCTTGATCGTCAGATACTTCGGTAGTTTGTTCATCTTCGTTTTCACCCCCTTTCAGTGGGTTATCCGTGTCAGCACGCCCTTTGCCAATCTGATCAGAATCGATTGGGTATAGGTCACCAGATAGCCACAATTGATCGGCATTCTTAGCGTCACTTGGTGGCAATTCTTCGAGCTTGCGAAGGTCATTAACACTCGCAATCCCGTTACGGATCATCATTTGGTAGAAGTTAGTGCGGGCGGCCGTGTCCCCACGGAGGAGCCCGTTAACGTTGAACTTAAAATAAAAGCCCCTGGCCCGTTGTTCGGGCGTCAGAAGCTTACGATTAAATTCAGCTTCATACTGTTTGACGATTGGTAGTAAAGTCATTTGCACAAATTGGGTCATCACTTGTTCCGCCGTCGTGTTGGAGTGGGAGGCTTCCAACTCACTCAAGAACGAGATTGGAACATTAAAGGCCGTAGCGATGCGGGAGCGGGTAATGGATTCCACAGTTGACAAGTCACTCGGTTGGAAGTTCGTTGCGAACCGGTCATATTCAAAACCTTTTTCCTGCACCACAGCCCCACCGTTATCTTTGATCATCCGGACAAAGTCTTGGATCATCGATTGCCGTTTCTCTGGTGAAATACTCCGGTCGTACTTGATAATGTAGCTGTCTTTTTTATTCATCTCAGACAACGAAAAATCTTGTACTGACTTTTGGAAGGTCAACGGCCCCTTCAATACATCGAGTGGTGAGATGCCCAGTGTTCCCGTTAACGGTGAAATATGTTTGACGTGAATTAGGTCAGTGCTTACTAGCAAGAAGTGGTGCTCATCGTCGTTGACTTCATACCAGATAGATCCATCATCAATATTCTTTTTTACGATCACGGTACCGGGGTCAATTGGCCATAAGGCAACTGGGGTGCCCAGACGGTCCCGCTCAATAAAAACGTAAGCGTTCCCATCGGTGTTTCGTGATACTTCTAGTTGATTCAACAGGGAGTATGCACTCATTGACGGGTTAGCTTCCGTAGTAAGCAAATCTGTTAGTGGCGTGTTAATCTCTTTGAAGTTGTTATATTCGTGGATTGGGAGGCTTGAGATAGTGTTTGCCAAGCGACTAATCACACCAAATATCTCTTCGTTAGTCCGTAAGGACCCATTGTGGGATCCCCAAAAGTTACTGTTTTTCCAATTCGTAAAGTCATAGCCTTGTCCAGCCCATTTATCCGCCTTTTCTTGTGGTTCAGAGCTGAACGCTCGCTTTATGCTTTGCCAAAATCCCATCAGGTTATCACCTCCTTTCCGGGCGGTAGACTAGTTAGTCGCTTGCCTCTATCATCGCTTTGAAGATAAATACCCAGAATCTTAATCCTTCATAGCAAACCCCGGCGATGATCAGGGGTAACCACCCACAGTGAAGTGTCCCAATCGCCTTCAAAGCAAATAAAATGGCTAATAATGTTCCAATCATTGCATTACCTCGCTATCTGAATGATATAAACATGCTAGTTGGCCCGGAGCTTTCCGGCTCGACCAACATATCGATAACTGACACGTGGGCATCAAGCGCCGCCGCAAATCCATCAATTTTCCGTGATTTAGAAGTCTTGGTTGGGAGCCAGTTATCATTACGATCTTGTCTTAGTTGTACGTTGTTTAAATACCACTTGAACATGGACTGTTCGTTGAAAATGACCTTGCCATCAAGCAACAGCTCCTTGAAGTTCTGCATCGGCCCGCCTAAGGTAAAGAAGCCCTGGCGGACAACCTCTGTTGTAAACCCAGCTTCCTCGAGCTCCTTGTTTAAGCGGAGCGCTTTAGCCGGGTCATAGTTAATCTGAATAATGTTGTATTTGTCGGCTTGTTCTTGGAACCACTCGAGCACGTAGCTGTAGTCTACATAGTCACCGGGAACAATAGTAATTTCACCTTGCTTTTCCCATTTACGGATCCGCTCTGGGTTTTTATCCCGTTCAAAGCGTTTCTCTGGGATCCAGGAATGCTCCAGGATAAAGACACCACCATCATTGAGCGGAAATTCCAGGCAAGCAGAGGTAAAGTCCTCCGTGTCAGATAAATCGTATCCGCCCACACAATCAAGGTCTTTTAAGTCCTCGATTTCAAAGTGGCCTCGGTTTTTCTCCAGGATTTCCGGTGTGATGAAGCTCATCTCGTCCGTTTCGGCGAAAATGTTAAACCGTTTGGTTAACCAGTCAGCATAGTTAGCTGGCACCCGCCGATCGTTTTTAAAGTCGTTGATCATATCGGCTAATTGCATTAACCCGATGTTCGGATTGGCTTTCACCCACTTGGTTGGATCATCGACTTCCTTTTCATCATCAAGTCGGGCGATGTAATAGAACGTCCGGTTGTTGATGTCAGCATCGTAGTTCTTTAACGTATCCGTAGCTTGATCGACCATATCGATTAACGGCCCATCGAGCACATACCCGGCAGTCGTGATATATACAATCAACGGTTGCGTCCGGGCACCACGGGAGTTTTTCATAACGTTAATCAGCCCGTAGTCTTGGTACTCGTGGATTTCATCAAACACGGCAAAATGGACGTTTTCACCGTCTTTGTTGGACTTTTCGGCACTCATCGCCGTGATCTTACCGCCAGTCTTTGGGTAGCGGATTTCACTGCGGTTCGGGATAAACCGTTCCGCTAACCACGGTGATTTAGTAATCATCGACCGGGAACCTTCATACAGGATGCGGGATTGTTGCTGTGAGTTGGCTAAAAAGTAAACGTTGGGCCCGTTTTCGCCGTCAAAGCCAGCCATATAGTCAGCTAGCCCCGACTCGAGCTCCGTTTTACCATTCTTCCGGCCCACGAAGATTAACGCTTCCCGGAACCGGCGCTTTTTAGTCTTCTTATCAACCCAGCCAAACATAGACCCCACAATGAAGTGTTGCCACGGTTGCATGACCAGGTGTTTGAAGTCCCCTTTGGTAGGGTGGCACTTTTTCTCGATAAATTTAATTGGTCGCCACGCTAGGTGCTCATCAAATTCCCACGGGTAGTTAGGGTCCTTTTCAGACCGTTTAATGTCCTTTAAGTGCCGCTCACACGCCTGTTTTACCTCAATACTGGCAACCATATTGCCGGATACCACATCTTCAGCGTAGGCAGTCGTCAATAGCGCCGGTGAAGGCTGATCAAGGACGTGGAACTTATCACGCTCAGACTGTAGGTAGGTTTGCGCCCACTTCACCATTCCGGCGTAGTCCATCTCCAGTGGGCTAGTCGTCGAAGTCGTCTTCGCCATCGCTTGCCTCATCGTCCTTCATATTGATTGCCATTGACGCCCGTGCGGTCGGTGTCAGCCCGAGGTTGCGGGCTAGTGCATCTAATCGCTGGGATAATTGCATTTTTAACCGGATATCTGGGCTTGGTTTGCCATCTTTATCTCGGCCGTGCTTCTTTAACCGCATATTTGCCGACTTGTACTCCATCAGCAGGTCACAGTAGACTGCCAACTCCGAGATGTCCGCTTCGTTAAAAACTTCCGTCTTTCCAAACAGGTCGACAATCCGATTAAACTCAGTTTTTGCACCCGGGCTCAACCAAGCTGGCGGCTCCATATTTTCGGCAGAAACGGCTAATTTCTGTTCGTTTTTTTGGCGCCGGTGTAACTCCTTCTTCGTTTTGTTGTTAGGATTACCTAACATCATCTGAAGCTTTGAATTCATCGCTTGTCTCGCCATTTTAGACCCCTCCCCTCACTTTAAAAATTTTGTTGACATCCTCCGACGGATGGTGTTCAATAATGGTGAAATGAAAAACGAAAACCGCACCGTCCAAACTGGGCGAGTGCGATTTTTTTGTTGCATAAATAAATTTTCAAAAACGAATTTATCGTGAAATAGGGCATGGCACCGCTCTAGCAAACATTCATTCGCTCATTTTTTGGGGTGGGGGGGCTGTTTCCACTCAAACTTGCACCTGTTAACGATTGGCAAACCATTATATAGTGCCTGTCGTCGCTTGTGTGCCGTTTTGCCCCCACTTACGTACAACTCTTATACCGGTTTAGGTAAAACGCTCTTAGCGGGCTTTATACCGCTTTGACTTGCCTGCTTGTCCTGCTTACCTTGCTTGGCTGGCTGCCTTGTCTAGTTGCCTTGCCTTGCTTGCCTGGTGGTCTTGCATATGGATCCGTCCGGCACTCAGCTACCACACTTCGGGGCTGGCCTTGATCACCTTGACGCCGCGCCGCTTGCTTGCTTTTAGCTTGCTTTGCTTTGTCTTAAGCGCTTGCGCCTTTTCCACGTGCTCAGCGTTATGACAAGCCCGGCAAATTGTTTCCAGGTTGGCCGGGTCTAGCTTAAGGCTCGGCGCTTGTCTTACGCTTTGCAAGTGGTGCACGGTAGTAGCCGGCGTTAAACGGCCGGCCCGCTTGCATACTTGACACCGGTAGCCATCGCGGGCCAAGACTTGCGCTCTAACGGTTTGCCATGCTTGCGAGTGATAAAAGCCGTTGTTGTCTGTTTGGTAGCGTCTAGACACGTCTTATCCCCCCTTGACGGCAAAATAAAAAGCCAGCCGTTAAGCTGACCTAAATTAATGATTCTTAAGATAATTTAATATGATCAAATAGCCAATAATAAATACTACGATTATTATTACTATGGCAACTAAAATTGAAAATATCATTTGACATAACCATCTTTTTCTATACGTTCTTGGGCTATCTTGAAATATTCCTCATCTAATTCCATACCGATAAAATTGCGATTAAGGCTAACTGCTGCAACACCTGTCGAGCCACTACCCATCGTATTATCTAGTACAGTCATACCTTCATCGGTGTAAGTCTTAATCAAGTACTGCAACAGGTCTACCGGCTTTTGCGTTGGGTGAACACTATTGCTATTGTTTTCACTGCTAAACTTAATCACGTCAATTGGGAAACGTTCTCCTGATGATTGACGTGGTGTATAGTTGCCACTTGTCTGATTATAGTTATCCCCTGACTTATCCTTGACATAACGGCCTTTATAAGGCTTGAATCCAAAGCGCATCTGTGGGTGATATGTTGGCAAGTGTTTATAGAAAACATAAATATTTTCATGTGCCCGTAACGGCATATGGTTACATAACAAAAACCCAACCGGCTTTGTCTTCTCCCATATCAAGTCATACCGATATGGCATCTTTTTCGGTGCGTTGACAATTAAGTTAGCACCAAACTTACCCATACCAAATAAAAGAACAGCACCATGTGGTTTAATAATCCGTTGGTACTGTTCAAATAATGGAGCTAAAGGAATAACTGAATCCCATTTATTCGCTGTCATTCCAAAAGGAAGATCCGCCAAAACTAAATCAATGGATTCGTCCTTTACTTGATTTAGTAGTTCTAGGCAGTCGCCATTGAATAGTTTTACGCTCACGTTCACGGTCCTTTCTGTGCCGTTCTGCATAACTCATTATGTATAATTCAGCACCACCGCTAACCGTGCCAAAAAAAACACCGACAAAAGCCGGTGTGCAAAGGGGTTTCATTACTGATCCCACACTAACCCTATCGTTAGGGCTAAATCCAATCTACACTTGGCAAGCCGTCATAGCCTTTCTCCCATACAAACCAAGCATTACAAAGGGCTGTGCTTTTGTATTTATCAAAATCACCGTTTTTAGCAGTCGTAATTCTTTTACTGTAAACGAAGATATGTTTAAGTTCTCTACGGGAAAAGAGCTCTTTTTTTCTAGTCTGCCCTTCTAAAAACTGTAGCTTCAAGAACATACAAGCCTTATGACCATCTTTGATAGAATCTAAACTTCTGATAATGAAATCTGATGCATATTTGAATGGCGGATTAGTAACAATATCACCATCAAATTTCTTTGGCTTGCCATTAATAAAGTCATATTGCTCATCAAAATCCTCGTACCCTCTATCAATTAAATCGGAAGAGTAAACTCTATACCCTCGTCCTTTTAGCCTTGAGGAAAGGTGTCCTCCACCACATGCGGGTTCCCAAATCTTTTCATCAAGCTTCACCATACTTAATAAGTCATCAATTGCTCTTGGCGGTGTTGCATAATAATCGTTTTCCTCTCTATTAGAAGAATTTCCTCCAACAATTAGTGCATAACTACTCTTTGCCATGCTAATTCCTCCTACTAACTAAATCCCCGCCAAAGCTAGGCTTGAATGATCGTCACTATTATCAAAAAAGCCGCCGGAGGAACCAGCGGTGAAAACTTTTAAAATCCTATGAAGGACACGTAGTTTATTGACATTGCGGTCAATCTGACGAGCTGGAATTGAACCAGCGCTCCCAATGTAAATTTTGAACGCACTCAGTATTGGAATTGGAAGCTGACCACACGCCAGATAAGGATAGCAAATCGGTAAGGGAAGTTTATCACCTCCATTTTTAAATGCTATCCATATGAGCTAAGAGGCGGAGTCGAACCGCCTTCATGCGCTGTAACCTGTTCAAAAACCAGTGCCTACCCGGTAGACGTTAGCTCTATCCGCAACCAGAGGAATCGAACCTCTCCGGTGCCACCAGGCGTTGCGGTGTACGTAATTAGTTATCTTTAAGGAGGTCACACATCACTGGGGAAGAAACGTGTAAGTTGGTGGAAGATTTAGATATATTTCCAACTCTTCCACAATACCAGTATATGCCCTTTTATCCCCGCGTGGTACCCGCTTGATCCCCGTTCGATTCCTGATTCATCCCCGATTTTAAGTAGACGTGAAAATCAGGAATTAATTGACGATCAACACGGTATACTGCACACTTTGGCTCAATGATATCCGCGAAATCAAGGCAGGCCCGCTCTTCTAGTGCCTTATAGCCATCATCGCTGTATCGTTCTAGCTTTGGAGCCAGCTCTTTAACGTACATACGATCTCTAAAACCCGGTAAAAAACGTTCTTTCAAAATGATTCTGGACGAATACCGACAACTTTGAATGGCCTCGTGAACGGCACAAACCGCATGTAAGCAGTCGGCAATGTCGGCCAGCCGATCATCAGTCGAGTTAAAGGCTGAGCTGCCTTTGACTCCAGTGATATCTAATTGCGGCGAGCGCAAGCCATAGTTGCCCGCTCTCAAACAGATCCCTTCAAATCGGTCATCGTCCCAAAAGAAATGACGCACTTTGCCAATTGTTGCTTGTTTATCAATTTGCGGAAACAGTTCCATGAAGTGCACTCCTCATAATTAGATTGATATTTGTTTTAAGATCACCCATGCATGGCGCTCTTTTCTTATCACCTTTTCAGCTGTTCGTTTTCGAATGCCCACTCTTCTAGCCATAGCCAGATTGTTTTTGGCGATTGGTTCACAATGTTCCCAATTAAAGTCGGTGAGAAATAATATTTGTTATATAACATCAACTTGAATTCCGCCTTGGCTTCTTCATCATCTGGCGGGATCGATGCATATTGCCGGCGGAAATCCTGCGTGATCTCTTCCCATGTCTGATTACGTTGGCACATCATGATTTTACGGATACTGATGAATTTCTGTTCATGCTCCCTGCGGCGCTTAAGATGTTCCGCTTGGACTTGTTGTTCACTTCGCCTTAATGCGTCACGAAATTTCATCACTTCCAGCTTGTATCTTGAGCGCTCTAACCAGCTTAACTGGCGATTCTCTTTCTCAGCCGAAAACTTGGCTTCTATTGCATCTAGCAGCTCAGTGGTTAAGAAATCAGTCATCATTTAGCTCCTTATCTGGTAGTAATTCCACAATTTGTTCTCCTCACATCACCATCGCCAAACTGGGATTCCAATCAGTGCCCAGCAGATCAGATTGGTAATCACTGCTGCTATAAGCACCGTTAGAAGCCACTTGATCGTTTCACCCATTTTGGCCCCTCCCTAGTATCTCTCATAAGTCTGGTGGAATTTTTCATCTGACATCGTGGCCCAGTGAACTAATGTGATTCCTAAGGCTTCACTCATACCTAAATACACAATCCACCACCCACGTTCTAGCGGAAGTGCATTATGGTCTAAACGAAACGTATATGTTTCACCAAAAAAACTATAACCATCATGGGTAATGTGGTACTTTTCCATCATTTCAAGAGAACCATCGAACTGTTCAGCTTTTATAGGATCTATCTTTCTGTATTTGTGTAGCATTAGTTCACCTTTTAACCCCTTCCTAGAATCCCTTGTAACGTTCTCTTTGCCTTCTTAATCCAGTCGTGGTTAATTGCCTTGCCACGTTCATTAAGTGGCGTCAGCGCCAATTCTTGGGCTAATTTAACTGCTTCTTGCCAGTCCTCTAAGTCTAGTATCGTGTCCCGGTAATCACGGGGATGGTAGTTAAACGGTTCCGCCTTGCTGATAGTCACGATCGGCTCAACACTGCCAAAGGCGTCAAGGGATAGTGCTAAGATGGCTACCTCGTTAAATGAGTAGTTTAGGTTGACGTCGAAATCCTTTTGATTCTTCAATTCTTCGTAAGTCATTATTTTAGATCCTCCATTCGCCCCTACATTCCGATTATTCCTTTGACGTCATAATCAATGCTTTTAAATTCGTGGTAGTGGTCAATCTCTACTTTGCCGTTTCGCTTCTTACGGGGATGAGCCGGCTGTAGTTATGTGGTAAAGCCAAATAGCTTCATACGGAAACTATTCTTGGTCGGTACCACTACCTCAATAGGCAATCCATAGCGCCGGGCGAATAGCTTGAACCGTAGCAAGGCTCCTTTATCAATTCCTCGTGAACTTAACGAGGTCTTGACATCATAAACGTGTTCTCGCCCCTCTGGCCCGTAAATGACAAAGTCTGTCCGGTAGAACATCCCCCGTTGCGTGTAGCCCCCTACCTCGAATTTACCTAGCACCTCAAAGTTTTCGTGGCAAGTAAACCTCTTCCCGCTAGGCTTGACAAATTGCAAGTAGAATTGGGCTTCCTTCTTGCTGTCGAAGGTAATCCCGTCTAGTCCCACCTTTTGTCCAAAGTGTTTCATCCCTAATAATCGTCCTCTCGTAACTCTAATAGGCTAACCTGTAATGCGTCTGCAATCCTACAAGCATTCCTGAAGCTCGGTTCCACGCCTTTGTTTTTGTACTGGTAAAGTGTGTTATCTAGGATCCCAGTTTGCTTTGCTAGCCAATAGATACTTCGATTTTGTCTAATCATGATTGGTTGTACTTTATCCCACCACATGGTGATTACCTCACTCCTCTTTACCCCAATATATTGTGGTATAATCTGATTGTTGATTGCCCTGTGGCGTAGCGATACGTTACTTAGCACCGGGTGAATTCAAGGAAAACCTAAGTCTTAGTTGATATGGCAACCCTGAGCCAAGCTTAATTGAAGGTGCAACGCATAGGATTTATATCCCACGAGCGCCCGGCAACTCCCCGAGTTGAAGAGATATGCTGAACTGTATGGAAACATACAGAAGTAGCGGATAAAAAGCCGTTACGGTAACAAAATGAACATTCCACTTGAAGGAGTTAACCTTGACAAGTCATCAGCACCACTCACTAATATCACTGTTGATCTGGACGCTTTGACGAAGGGAGTTGATTCTGTCACGGTAGATAACGAATTCCTTTCTAACGCTACTGATTCCTTTAAGGCAAGTGTTGGTAATCACACCCCGCCACCCGTTTCGGTGGCCTTTTTATTTGACCATTCGTTTCCCTGTATCCACTCGCTCAACCTCGCTCGCCTTAGCATCTGGTTGCATTAACTGGTAATGATCGTCCCAAAGGTCAACCGTCCCATCTTGCCAGGTAGCATTGACCTTAAAAACCACCCCTCGCCATCTAACTCAGTGCCTCCAGTAATAGCTTGATTGCAGCCACTTGCTCATAATTTATAACGACTCTATCTACTCCTTGAAATTCGTCATGTAAGATGACCTGACCATCAATGATTTCAAACGGATTGCTACTCATGTCTTGCGTTGTCATTAGTCGTCCTCCTACTGTGCCTTGTCATCCATGATGGCTTGCTTCATCCATTCGTCATATTCTTCTTTGGCATCTGCCTCTGAATACGGCTCAACGTCTTCGTGCTCCAAAAACTTGTCCATTAGATCACCTCCAGTTCGCTTGCTTCCACGTCTTCGATCAAGGCGTGGTTGTCTGCGTCCCACAGATAAACCGTCCCGTCTTGCCAGGTAGAGTGGATTTCAAACTCCAATCGGCGCCACATGACCCGGTCACCCGGGAATAATTCTACTGTCTCCATATTCTAACCTCGCATATCATCTAGCCCTTTAAAATCGATCGTGTTGTCTTTACGTTTGGTAATCATCCGACTGATTAGTTTTGGGTTATACATCTGCACCAAATCACCCGATGTGTTGTTAGTCGTAACAATCGTTGACCCATGATGCGCATTTTCGTACTCGTCATATCTGGCATCGGCTACTTCATACAACCACTCCTGCATGTCCTTTCGGACCGGATTGAAGTGTGCTTTTCCTGTATTTTTGTTGAATATCTTCATCCCGGCTTCTGTTCCAAAGTCATCAATGATCAATATCGGAGCTTGCTTGGCCTTTTTCTGCAAATCTTTGAGCCTATGACCAACTTCCGGATTATCGAAACGTTCGCTAAACATTCCAAATATCTTCATCGTTGAAATAAACAAATACGGTTTATCGGCGTCCTTAAATACCTTGTCAGCAATTGCCAACGCTAGACTGGTTTTACCAGTTCCTGGTTCGCCATACATCAGTACGTTAAACTGCTCACCGGCAATCATTCTTTTAGCTAGTCTCCAGGCGTTGTTGCCAACTTCCCGCGCTAATTGAGTATTGCTTTGCATGTCAGGATTCCATCGCTCAAAGGTAAAGTTCAAAGGTCGGGAACCTGACCAGATAGAGTCTCGTAGCCAACTTTTAACTTTTTGCTGGCGGATCTGTTGGTTCCACTTGCTGATCAAACGTTGCTCGCGTTCTTCCTTGCGTTTTTTCATCTCCGCAAAGGCTGTTGGATCCTTCGTAGGATCACGGTCTTGCTCTCTCATCATTGCCACAATGTTCGGTGGCAAATTTAATCCTTCCATATTGCATTGCCTCCTAGAATTGATAACCCTTAGCACGGTTTGGCTGTTGATCCATGATTGGCGTTGCGTACTCATCATCAAACCGGCCATTAAACCAAGTCGATCCATTCATTGGCTTTTTCCACGGATTAGCTGCTAGGTCTTGCTTATAAGCCTCTAGCTTCTCCATCAAATACTTGTCTGTATTTCCTTTAGATTCCTTTCGCCATTTCTTGTAGTGACGAAAGGCTTCTTTTTTTCCAGCTTTGTTTGGGTATTCTTTCCAAATCACTTCGAAATTTTCGGAAAAACTATCGTCGGGCTTGCCCGACAATATTTCTGTATTATTCTCTGAAGTAGTCTCTGGTAGTCTATTGGTATAGGTTGTATCATTTTGATCCAATGTAAACGGATCATTTTGATCCTTTGCGTCGGTACAATTTGATCCGCTCGTGGTATCATTTTGATCCACTCGTTGGCTCACTCGTTCTAACTTTTGGTAGTCGATCCGGTACCACTTGGTTCGGTCGAAACTTGCTCTGTTGTAGTTTGCGACGATCAACAATCCACTTTTTTCAAGACTTCTGAAAACTCTTTTTACCGTTGCAATCGACCAAAACGGAAACTGCTTTTGCCAACTCTCCATCGTGTTATAAATCCACTTATCACCGTCCCTAACTTTTGATGATTTTTGCAGCCAATAATGAATTTGTTGAAGTACAATTGCCTCGTTAAGGCCGATTGCCTTAGCTAGACTTGGAAGGACTTGTAGAGGTGGCTCTTGAATTAATAGTCCCATTTTTTTAATTCCTTTCTTTATAGATCCCTTGCAGGCCAATCGATTTGAGTGTGTCAGCGTCAACCTTGATCCCAATCCCGGTGAAGTGGTGACGCTGTAAGAACTCCTGAACTCCAATTTGATGGATTTCTGTATGGTGTTCTCTGCATAAAGCAGCTAGCCGGAATTTTGTGTGATCCTGCTTGTTTCTGTTTCGCCCAGCTCCCAACTCGTCAACATGATGAATGTCGGCGTGTTGTCCGCATACTAAGCATTTACGATGACGTATGCACCGCCATTGGAAGTGGTTTTCATCTCTGGGAAGTAATGCATATCCTGTTTTTACGGGAATTTCATATTCAAAGATGAAGTCGATCACGTCATCAATGAGAAAAGTGGCGTCGCTCACCGTGCTTTCTGTTTCATTGCTCAAGCTGATCGTTTTTCCAGCCGTCCTAATCGTGAAACGACTATAAAAGTAGTCTTTTAACCATCCCTCGGGTTGGCCGGTGTAATCCCAGATATCATGAAGCAAGGCGAAGAATAGTGCCCTTTGCTTTGGCCGGGCTTGGCGGGGATCAGGAAACTCAAGCATGACCTTGATTTTTTCAGGTTCCTCGGAGTTTAAAGTTTCTAAATGTTCAAAGAAAAGCTGGCCCGGTGGTTTATCTGGGATAACTTCCCACCGGTCGTCTTTCCAAGTTGCTGTACCGCTAATCATTAGAATGGCGGGTTGCTAAAATCGAACCCGGCTCCTTGAGGTGCTTGCTGATTTGGCTCTGGTTGCCCCTGTATGCCATTTTGCCCCCAACTTGAATAATTCCCCGGTTTGCTGTTTTGCAGGCTTCCTGCTCCATTAGATGATGATTCTGGGCGCTTCTGACCGTTTGGCTTGCTTCCCTCTTGGTCTAACTGATTGTGATACTTGACGTGCAAAAAGTAATTGCCTGCGTTGTTCCCATAATCTGACTGCTGCCATTCAACGGTGACATTGAGTTTTTGGCCCATTAATCCCTTTGCATAGTCTTGGATCGTGTTTACTTGTGTCCCATCTGGAATGCCTATTTTGACCAGTAAGTCATTAAATCGCTTAACTGATTTCTCCAGTTTTTCGGGATCGCTATCAATCCAAGTCATGGTGTCGGCATAGTTGATGTTGGCCCCTTGATATGTGCCGTCTAACACTCGGTAATCGAGATTAATCGTGGGGTTACCGTTGCTAGAATTTTTAAGTTCGCTTTTGATGATTTCAACGTTGTAAGTTCCGGCTTCTTCTACATGTTGTCCGCGAAATGTGTTTTTACTGTCAACTTGAAATAACATTTTTTATTTTTCCTCCGTAAATTCCGTAAATAGTTCATTTGCTTTGATTAGTTTTCTATCGTCTAGCCGATTTTTAGCGTGATTGCCTTTCTCAGGATCAAGGTCAATAAGCCGTTCACCATCTTTGATGTAAATCCTCCCAACCACGTCAAACATTGACGTGAAAGCGTTGAAAGTTTTTTCGTTCATGTCAGCAGCAAATCGGCCTTCCATAAATTCCGGACCCTTATCCACCTGGTGAGCGGTAACATAAATATTTTTATTTGAAAGTTTTAGGTTAGTGCCTAACTCACGAAACCAATGCTGTAACTCCTGGTAGTTGTTACGATTGTCTTTGCTTTTGTTTATCGTCTGCAAAACGTAGTTTTGAAGCGCCGTGACGTTGTCAATCCCAACCGCGTCATACTTTTGATTTTGAAGTGCGAAATAAATACATTTAAGAGATTGATCTTGAATGATTGGCAAGTCTTGCGGTTCAATCGAAACAATGTCTACACTTTCATCACCGCTTAGAACGCTGATCGACAAGTCGAAAGAAATTAAGAGCTTCTTTTTCCCTGGAAAACTTTTAAATAGCGTTGTCTTACCGGTTCCTCCATCTCCGTATATGAAGTAAAGTCTTCCCTGCGGTGGGATTTTACCAGCTTCGTAAAATCTCATTTGATGTCCTCCCACGTGCCGTTTTCATTCTTACGCTTGAGCTTAAATTCCGATGGTTTAGCTAGCGATTTAGCACCTTCCACCAGCTCGCCGTCACTGGTTACCACACGACCATCAGGCATAGCGATAAGATTTTTTTTAAGCTCGCCCCACTTGAGTTTTGGCGAATTTTCCACAAAATCGGTACCGCCAAACTGCTTGATAAGTGAACTTTCGTCACTCTTTGAAATAGATGGTTTATACTCTGTCCATACAGCACGGCCCACCGGCCCGGAATATTTAAAATCAGGCCCCATGCTTTCACAATACTGTGCGATTAAATCCTTCATGGTTTCGATTGTGTGCTTTTTCTCTTTGATATTTTGGTCTACGAATTGTTTTGTGTCGGCTAGAATTTTTTCTTGACCTTTAATTTCACTATCAGCTTCGGCGATCTTGCGGAAAGCCCACTCAAGCTGCGAAGTGTTTTCGATTTTGAAGCGATCTTCTTGGTGCTCAGACTCTTTAAAAGATGCTGCCACATCTTCTTGCGTTGGTTTAATTGCTTTGATTTCTTCTACTTTTTCCATTGTTAGTCCCCCAGCCTTTTAGTTAGCTCTTCATCGATCATCGCTTTGGCTACGTCTAATTGTTCCTCAATTGCCATAACTTCATGCTTGAGTGCGCCAGCCGTAACTGGCTCATCACGGATAATTGAATCTAAGTCTGCTAACGCTTTAACCAAGCGATCTTCGGCATGTTTGAATCCGTTTGTGTAATAATCCGTATTCATGCTACAATCTCCTTGAAATGTGTTTTTATTTGGCCTAGCGGTTTCGCTGGGCCTTTTTTTGTTGTGGAAAGCTTTCTTCCATCGCAATTAGCCAAAAAGGTACAAGAGCGATCATAGCTAACCAAAAATGATCATGTAGAGTTTCAGCTGCGACTAAGCTTCCTAGCGCTAAGCAAGTTATTAGCTTAGTCATCGTTGCGCCACCTTTCGTATTCATCACCCCGTAATCGCATTTCTAACTGGTGACAACGCTCCATGAGTAGAACGTTGTTGACCACCAAAGCGATCAAGAAGACCGCCATGATGACCAGTAATGGTCCCATCTCTATCCCTCCTATAACTTGGCTCGCCAGTCGATCAAATCGACATTGGCGTTGATCCATTCAATTGCTTTGCGTTCATTAATCTTAATCGGGTGTCCTCGCCCCGCATTTAGTCCGTAGACAAACGCCTGCGTTTCTGGGTGGTCTTCGAAGATGTAGGTCTTGACCCATTCTTTGCCCTTGCGCATCGGCAAGAGCCCAATGAATTCGTCTAGGCCGATCATCTTGTCGACCTCTTGGCGCCTGGACAAGCCGTACTCCTTCAAGAACATCGGCCGAATCTGCTCATAGAGTTGGGCAATCAAGTCCGGCGTGAAGTCATCTATTTGCAGTGGCATTATCAACCTCTCCTTTCTGTTAAAATTTAGTCATCTCAGTTTAAGGAGGTGACACTAATGGAATGTGGATTATTTGCCTCCAAATGTTTTGCTATACTTAACTCATCTTTTAATGAAAGAAGGTGAATTAATTTGCAACTAGATCATGATTTTGTTAGAAAATTTTTGCTAAAAATTGAAAGCTGTAATAATCCTGGCGGACTGGGACCTCAAGATTTAAAATCCTTAATGAATGACAACGACAAGTCTTTTAATGAGTTGGCATACACCATTCAAATTCTCATTGAAGGTGATCTCGTTTCTAGTAAAGTAAGTTGGGCTAATAACCGACCTACTTATATCCATCCCGTAAATCTCACTTTTAAGGGTCATGAATATCTGGATAACATTCGTGATAATAAGATCTGGACCGAAACCAAGAAAGCAACATCTAAACTTGCCAGTGTTTCAATAGATATCATGTCGCAAGTGGCTACTAATTTAATTAGTAGAAGCCTTGGCATCAATTAATTTGTATTCTTTGCCATCAATATTTATAAAAAGATTTTTTAATGGGTGTCCTAGTGTCCGTTGAAAAATCTTTTTTTCTTTTTCGGTAATTTGAATCAAACAACCTATTTTATTTGATTCAGCCGTTCCTACAATCTTTTTATCGTTGTTTTCTTTAGTAAAGTAGATAGCTTCATACATTGATTTCACCTCCCTGGATTAGTGTTTCAGACACTGCAACGGTTAATGCGGACATCTCATCAGTCCCTTTCACGGCAATTTAGCCGTCCAATCAATGTCATCGTGATGTTCGTGCATCCATTTCCTGGCATACGGTAGGTAAATCTTCGTTACGCTACCTTGTCCGTGAACGCCTTTCACCCACGCTTGTTGCTGACCATTTTCAATCTGCACTTCCGGGAATGCGTCAAATACGTACAAGCGGATCCACGCTGGCGATTTTCCGGCGAACAGGTCATCGCGGACGTCTTTCAACTTGGCCCAATCAGGCTCCGGCTGGTTAATCGTCAGCAATGGAGCGACCAGGGTAGCTAACTCTTTTAAGTTGTCAGGACTGAAATTAATCTCCATTGCAGCGCCTTCTTTCTGTTAAAATTTAGTTATCTCCTAATGAAAGGAGGTGAATGTTATGAGAGAAGTACCAGCCAAGCTTTATTACGAAGCTGCAAAAAAGGTTTTTGCTTCGGAGAGATGGCAAGAAGATAACAAATATTTCGCTGATGAAATGGTCAAAGTTTATTTAAAAAATCAAGGTTTAGATTCTGACAATTCATCAATTAGCGAAGAACAACTAGCTAACGCAAGGACCATTAGAGAAATTTGTTTTAACGTTTCTAAGGCCGTAGCCCCATCTGTTATTGCCGCTACCTTTGAAGCCATCGCTGAAGCAGGTTTTACTTCTTTGCGTCCAAGGAACGAAAATGATAAGGACTAATAGGTTCTTTCATAATTTCTTTGGCGGCTAAATCATTAGTCATATGTTTGTATAGTTTTTTCGTGTCCAACTGTTGGTTATCCTGCCCGATAGCCAGCAGTTTTTTTATTTCTTCTGGTGTTCCTTTAATTTTGATTTGCATTGTCTCGCCTCCTTTAGGCCCTATTCCTGGTTTGCCGAAGAATCCAAGTTTTGTTGATCGTCACAAGCCTTAAAAGCTTGTGGTTTAAAGACGATTGACTCTGCATCAACATAGATAGTCCCTTCATTAAGTTGAAGGCGACTATCTTTTTTATTCTGTTCTGTCATCTTTTTCCTCCTACAGTCCTAAGTCGTCGTCTTGAATCTCCAGTGCGTTGTCTTGGAATACCTTCAACGCTTCAGGAAAGTATCGCCAAGCTCCTTCTGGGGTCCGATAGCTTAAGTGTTGATCCCGTTTGATCCCCAGCTTGTTACCCCACTTGCCAATCTGAATTGCAGAAACACCTAACTTATTGGCAATCTCGCTTGCGGTATATTCCCGCTGTCCACCAACTGGCAACGCAGTCATGGTGTTAATCGCTTCGTTCCGCATCTCCGTTGCCATTCGACGTTCGCCGTAATCGTCAGCAACATTCGCTAATTCCAGCCAGATTTTGGCGTCTTCATTGCGAAGCTGGTGGTCCTTATTAATGTTTTGTTTCCGCATTTCTGCTAACCACTTGAGCTTGAATTCTAAGTTCTCACGAGTGAGATTCTTATCGGCGCCGATCATCTTGCCGTTGTGTTCGGCTTGGTATTGGTTAAATAAACCGACGTAGGTTGCTGTGAAGATCGTCCCCTTCTTGCCGGTCAGTTTGTTGGCCACGAATTCACATCCCTGTTTAGTCAGCAGATAGCAAGGAAGCTCTTTGTTTTGTGCTGAAATATAGCTTGATTCAATGAAGAATTGACGTGGGCTCAATTTTGAGCTCTCCTCTAAATCGTTGATATAACTGCGAATGTCACGCATTAGGTTCTTGTGAGTCTTGCCAATCATCTTGGCAACGTCACGGCTGTCGATTACTTGTTGCTTGGATTCGCCAACATAGCGAATCACTGAGCCAGTATCAAAATGTTCCATCATTTATCCTCCTTGTCACGTTTCGTGATATTACTGCCAAAAAAAAATATGATCTACGCTGACACCATAGTAGTTTGCTACCGCTATTTTAGTAGCATCACTCCCTCTGCGGTCACCAGTTTCTAGCATTGCCAACATTGATTGTGTGATACCAATGTTTTTAGCTGCGGTTTTTTGAGACTCTCCTCGCTTTCGTCGCAGCTCTATTAATACCTTATTCGGCTTCGTCAATTGCTCACTTCCTTTTGTCACGTGATGTGATTTTTATCACGGTTAATATAATATATCACTTTTTGTGATATGTCAATCACAAAAAGTGATTATATTACCTGTTTTTTTAATCACTATTAGTGATACTATTACAGAAAGTATTTATATCATAAAAGATGCTTAAAGTGAGGCGAGAATGATGAACATTGGTGAACGAATTGCACAACTAAGAAAAAGCAGAAGTATGTCGCAGTTTCAACTAGCTAAGACGTTAAATATTGCAACTAGCACCCTTGGCATGTACGAAACAAACAGGCGAAAACCAAACATGGAAATGTTAGAAAAATTAGCCGACTTTTTTGGCGTGTCCGTTGATTACCTTCTAGGTCGTCCTGAAAAAAACGACAACAATAATACCGCCGACCTCGCCGACGATGACACCATCTTTACTTACAAAGGTCAGCCACTTTCTGACGACGACAAAGAAATCATCCGGCGCTTGATGAATGGGAAGTAACCAATGAACGATTGCATTGAGTACCTAGTGAACCTCGCTTTTACTCGAGGAATCAGCGCCGTCTTGACTAAAGAACTAAGCCCAGATACTCCCTCATGTGCCAACGCTAAACGCCGAATGGTGGTTATTAATATGAATTGGAACCACCAAGAAGAAATCCCGTTCACGATTGCCCACGAGATTGCCCATATTTTGAATAAAGATAATGGCGTGCGTTATTACTCCTCTAATACCGTCAGAACCAAAACCGAAGCTGCAGCTAATGAAACGGCAATGGATCTCCTCCTTGACTACTGTAACGCTTACGACATTCCAGTTTCTAACTCAGTAGCGTTTTGCGAGCAGTTTGGGATTCCTACCGAGCTGGAGTATATAGCCTGCCTTAAAATCAAACGTATCCTTACCAGCTGATAGTGCTAGTTACTTATACGGTTACGTCCAACCCTGATCGACGTTAAAAGCTGGGAAAAGCATTGACAGTTTTGTTACTATTTGTAATAATAAACGTACAGATCAAGTCCAAAGGGCCCTAGGAGTAGGTGTTGGACTAACAAAGCCTTAGTTCTGTGCGTTTGTACAGTTCTAAGGCTTTTGTTTTTTTGAGGTGAGATTTTTGTCAGACATAAACAATTCCAAACCGTTCAAAACATTAAATCGACAACTAACAATTCTGCGTGAGCGTGGCCTTGATGATGCCCACGCTAAAGCTAAACGCTCATTAGAACAGATAGGATATTATTCTTTAATTAATGGTTATAAATGGATGTTCTTAGCTAGGGATTCAAACGGGAACATAATTCATCCAGAGGTATACAAAGATGATGCATCTTTTGATGAAATTAAATCATTGTATGATTTCGACTTTGAACTAAGAGCAATTTTATATCGTGCTCTACTTAAATACGAAACTATGTTAGGAGCAGAAATTGCATACCGTTTTTCTGAACAGCATCAAGAAGAACATGCATATTTAGCAATGGATAATTTTTCCAGAAATCCCCAACAAGTTTCTTCAGTTGTTGGTACTATAAGTTCTCTATCCAGTACAATTAAAGGATACTCTGGTCGCAAAGGTAAAAACGCTATAAATCATTATGTTAATAAGTACGGTCACGTTCCGCTCTGGGTTCTTGTCAACTTCTTAACATTCGGTGAATTAAATTATTTCTATTCAAATTGTACACCGGATATACAACTAACAATTGCAAAAGACTTTCAACATACTAAAAAAGTTTCGTACGATGGCAGCCCACAACCAGCAATTACACCAAACGCAATTATGGATATCAATCAAATGGTTAATATTTTCAGAAATGCAGTTGCACATGGTGAAATTACTTATTCAAAGATCGTTTATCGAACTCCTCATATGCGTGAAATAAAGGTCGCAGCCAATATCAGAAATGTCCAGTTAAAGAGTCAAGCTGGTATTTTTGAACTTATAATTGCAATGAAAGCTGTTCTTCCCAGAAAAAATTATCAAAGGCTAATTAGGGATATCAATACTTTACTGAAAGAATTTAAAAAGTGTTTTACTCCAATTAATTATTCAGCATTATTACAAGATATGCATTTTCCAAATAACTATACCGATATTTGGTAG